GTTTGTGATAAGTCTGAGAAAAATAACATAGTTTTCCTAACCTGGTCATTGGAATTGAGACCTGAGATGCTTGCAGATTTTAAAGCAGCATCTGCAGTAAAAATTAGGATAAATGAGAGTTATTGTACAACAGAAACTTATAAGTTTAACATGAGTGGTAGCAAAGCTGCTTATGACTTTATGCTAAAATAATTAAAACAAGCAAACATGAAAAAGATAATTAGTGTCTTACTGTTAAGTTTAGTCCTTTTAAGCTGTAAAAAAAAAGAGTGCAAATGTGCTGATGTAAAGGATAAAGATATTGATCATATGCTTAGCTCATCTGGTAATGTCATAGGAACTTCCTATACTATACTATTTTATGATCCTTGTATTCGTGAGTCTAGATGGGTAAGTGTTAGTGAGGAGCTGTACAATAGCTTAGGACTTGGTGATACTTATTGTATACCTTAATGCTTCACTTTATTAAGTACCTAGTGGTATGGATAAGCCAAAACTTATCTGTACCATTTTGGATGGTTGGTCATGTACATTTGATGTCCACTATATATGAGGACATTCATGAAATAATAGCATCTTGTGGTATGAATATACTAGTTGCTATTGGTTTTATTATTGATTATTTAGAACAAAAAAAACAAGTAAAAATGGCAGTTAACAATAAAGTAAAAAATTCAGGAAGGCCTAAGAAGGTTAAGAATGATGATTTTGTAATGATGAAAAGTGATTTGGAACTTAACTTAGAAAAAGCACAGGCAGGGCTTAAAGTTAAGGATGAGGTTATTGCAGACTTAGAAACTAAGTTAGATGAAGCTTACAAGGATCAAGAGGATATGTTTAAAGAATTGGAAAAATGTATTTATCTTACTATTCATCACTGTAGTGAAGTAGAATCTAATACAGGAAAACTTACATTACATGATGTAGATTACTGTGTGGATCTAATCAAAAGAACTATAAAATATAAATTTAATAATTAAAAGCTATTAATTATGAAAGATGTGTTATTAGCACTTATGATAGGTGCAGCCTTTATGTATGAAATGTGGGTGTTTGTTAAAACAAGAGCATTTATAACAGCTCTGTATATATTACCAAAGGATAAAGATGATAAAGAATCAATAAGATTGGTAACTGGTTGTTTTTCAACAATCTATCTTGTATGGTTAATCTTAGGAATGGCAATTAGTGGGCTATGGTATGCATACTTAGCTATTTTTGTATTGTCTCTTTTACAAGCTCCTGTGGCCAAATATTTTAAGAAAAATAAGCACTGGGAAAGTTTGATACTATTTAAGAAGATAGATGGTATAATATCTATGACTATTCTTGTATGGTTATTTGTAGCTCATTTTCATCCTGAATTACTAGGATCTTGGAAAATTAATTTTTAAAAAAGTAATATGAAAAATTTACATTTATTACCAACAGAAAAACCAAGTAGATTACATATAACAGGTAAATTAATGTTATATCCTAATGGATTGATGCCTAAATCTCAAGGACTATGTAAGAACCAACACATCTACATCACTTCTGATGAATTTATTGAAGAAGGAGATTTTGGTTTAAATCTTTCTACAAAAAATATAGTACAGTATGATGGTATTAAGGGTTTAGATTCATACTATAAAAAAATCATCCTAACAACAGACCAAGACCTAATTACAGATGGTGTACAAGCTATTGATGATGAATTTTTAGAATGGTTTATTAAGAATCCAAGTTGTGAGAGTGTTGTGGTTAACTTTAATTATAAAAAGTTTAGGTGGAGTGAACTAAATAAATCACAATGCTACAAAATCATCATTCCACAAGAAGAACCTAAACAAGAAACACTTGAAGAAGCTGCTGCTAATCTTGCAGACCCTAATTTATGCAAAACAGATAATTGGATAGCAGGTGCTAAATGGCAAGCTGAAAGAATGTATAGTGAGGAAGAAGTTAGAAAAATAGCTGAAGAAGTTAGATGGCAAGTTCCAGCTACGGGTAATCCAAGGGAATTTACAAAAAACTTTGACAAATGGTTTGAACAATTTAAAAAGAAGTAATAACCTTTAAATCAGAATAGAATGAAAGCAAGTGAATTGAGAATAGGTAATAAATTTTATTTACCAAATGGAGAAATTGGCACTATTTCTTATCATGAAATAAGATTGTTGATAGTAGCAATGGAAAAACCAAACTATAATCCAATTCCACTAACAGAAGAATGGTTGATAAAATTTGGGTTTGAGAAGTCAAAAGTAAGTAGCCAATTTGACAAAGAAAAATTAACAATACAAGTATCAAATGAATTAGAGCGTCATAAAAAAGGTAGAGTTTATTTTAATTCTTGGGCTATTTTAGAGGAATCTATTAAATATGTTCACCAACTACAAAACTTATACTTTGCACTGACAGGAGAAGAATTAACCTTTAAATCAGAATAGAATGAAAACAGCAGTAGAATGGTTGGTTAAAAAGCTAAATAAATATGAATTAGCAAATTATGAAGTAAAATTAAAAATTATTGAACAAGCTGAAAAAATGTTTGAAGAGCAGATAATGGATGCTTATAATCAAGGGAGCAATGATTATGGTTCTCAATGTTATCAACCAGAACAATACTACAACGAAACCTTTAAATCAGAATAGAATGGATGAGGAACAAAAAGAAATAATATTACTTGGTTCAAAAGAAGAAATACTAAACAAGTATACTGATTATGATGGTATCATTGATAGGTCACAAGCGTTGATAGCAATGCAAGAATACGCAGAGCTTTACTATTTAGCCAAAACTAAAAAACAAACCTTTAAATCAGAATAGAAATGGAACACACAACAACAGCGACATTTATAATTGCAGAAAGACCTCCACTTCCTGTTGGTGGTTATAGATTTGGAACTGCTTCAACTTATTATACACAAATGAATTTATCTTACAAACCAAAATGGTTTCATAGACAATGTATGAGGATATTTTTTGGAATGTATTGGTTTGACCTTTAAATCAGAATAGAATGAAAACAGCAATGGTATTTAGAGCAGATGGTAGACTTCAAGCCATCTTTAAAATTGACGACATGGAGAAGTTTAAAATATTACTCAAGGCAGTATATGACTTCCCTTACTACATTGAACTAGTAGATGATGTACCTACCTTATCCTCCATCATGAGCGTAGAAAATAATGATGATGAAATAATAATAGAGATGAAAGATAGATATAACACAAAGGTTGAAATATTATTTAAAGATAATGTGGTAGTTAATGATGGAACTATAGTATGTACAGAAGAAAAATTCAAACAAACATTTAGTAAATAAATGTTAATAAGTTTGGATTTGTGATTAATAACTTTTAATTTAGCAGAGTCAATGAGTTTATCAAACAAGTTTATCGGAATCAAAGATCTATTAGATGAGCAACGCTATCGTGTTCAGCATGTACAAGATGAATTGATTAAACAAGATGTGCCAGGAAGTAACTGGCACTCATACATGAATGTGTATAACCTAGTGAGAGGAGCATATCCTAATGATGCTTATGTATTCGTATTCCTAGCTGAGTTCTTAAACCTAGATATTAATATTATAATATCAAGATACTCACTACGTAATCAATCAAGTATAGGAGTATCAAGGAGAGAAAAACAAAAGGTAGAAGTATCAAGTGATGATTTATTTTAAAAATAAGAATATGAGTGAATTAAAATTAAACAAAAGAGAAGCAAAGATATGTTTAACATCATTTGATGATGATAGTGAACTTGAAATTGAAGTAAATAATGAATCAATTTGGCTAGACGCCAATCAAGTAATGGAAATTATGGTTTTTTTAAGTAATGAAGTAAATAAATTATTACACTATAATTCGGAACGAATTAAAACATCAAATAAACAAATAGAATGAAAACAGAAAGAGAATTAAGAGTAAACTTTAAACTTGGTAAAAACCCAAGTGAAATCGATAAACTTTTGTATCACATTTACCAATCACAAGCAATGATTGGATACCTTTTAAGGCGTGGTCAAAGTCCATATTATTACAGAAAACAGATTGAAGTAGCTAAACGTAGATTGAAGCCATTTAAACACGAATTGCACCCTATTGAATTACGAAGTATTTAACCTTTAAATCAGAATAGAATGGAAGATTTATTTAAAATTGAACCGCAAGAACCACGCAAAATGAATCAAAAAGAATTTATAGAGAAAACAAAATCTGTTTTGGAAAAAATATACAATGTTTATTCTCAAGGATGGCAAAATAGACATTTAACTGATGATGAATTTCCTGAAGAAAGTGTATGTAATAAATGTACAGGATGCGGTTTATTTATTGACAATGGAGAAGAAAAAGAATGTTTTCAACATTGGGAAAATGCAGATTGTTATCATAGATTTTGTGATTATGAACAAGTGGGTATGGATTTAGAAAATCATATTGAAGATATATGTGATTTACTTTCAGTAGATAAAATAATTAACCTTTAAATCAGAATAGAATGAAAATACATTTCGCACAAAGAGTAATGGTAAAGCTTGTACCAAAAACAAGTACGGATGGATCAATGTCTCAGAACAAATCTATTGTTCAATCAGAAGTAAACAAAAGAAGATTAGAACTTAACAAGGATGTGTTTAAAAAGTCTCAAGAAGATAGAGAAGCGTTAAAACTTGCTAAGTCAGTATTCAAACATTATCCATCAGCTAAAGTAAAGGAAGAGATACTACGAGCATTCATTGACTCATCTATTCCTAATTGGAACTTATCATTTGTATTAACTAAATAAAAAATAAAGTATGAATCTAAAAGAATTATCAAGACCTTTGACCATTGAGGACATTGACTTCAGAGTACAATCAATTAATGCTAAAGGCTACGCTACAATCCTAGCGTATAAGTCAGCTCGTGTAGATATGCAGAGATTAGATCAAGCAGTCGGCCCACTTAACTGGCAACGTAAACATGAGCTTATTGATGGTAAACTATTCTGCCACGTTGGTATCTATAATGAAGAGAATGGTGAATGGGTATGGAAGTCTGATGTAGGTACGGAATCTATGACAGAAGCTACCAAAGGTGAATCATCTGACTCATTCAAACGTGCGTGCTTCAATTGGGGTATAGGTCGTGAGCTTTATGACTATCCAATCATATCTATTCCTCTAGTGTTAGATACTGAATATGAATTAGTATCAGGTAAGGGTAGACAAAAGTGGGGATTAAAACTTAGAGATTGGAAATGGCACTCTCAGTTTACTGATGGTAAGGTTAATTACCTAGCATGTAAAGATACTAATGGTAAGCTACGATTCCAATGGGGTGAGTACATCAAGGAAGAAACACAGCCAAAAGTGCAACAAACAGCACAATCCGTTATAGATCCTGATGCTAATCCTCAAGGAGTACTAAAGAAAAAGACAGATGCTGAGGTAGAATTAGAAGCAGTAACTCAAGAGTATATCACTGTAATAGGTAAGAAACCTACAGCTAAGATGACAGCAGATATGATGAGAGAAGCTATTGACAAAGAACTTAATGAGTCTTTATCTCTATCTCTTTATGAACAAGCACTTGTTGATATAAAGAAACACACTACTAAAGCTGAGCTTAAACAATGGGCGATGATTATACTAGAACAGTTAAAGTCAGCAGACCCAGATAACCTTGAAGCATTTAAGAATCACTGTAATAACCATGCATTAACTTTAAAGAATTAATTATGACTAAAATATTTGAAGAAGTCTTTATAACAAAAGACACGATTAAACAATCAGCCCTAGCATTTATACAAGAGAATACAGATCCGATAGATGCTTATATGAAAGGTAAGGAGCTAGAAGAAATATCCAAGGAGATAATGGCAGAAGCTAAACAATCTGCCCTTGACATACTAACATCTTCTGACGAGAACAAGGTAAAGATTAATGGGTGCTGGATGAGTACAAAAGCAGTAGCTCCTACCTATGACTTCTCATACAATCCAGAGTGGGTAGAACTTAATTTCACGATTAAGCAATTAGAGGCCGATAGAAAGAAGATTGAAGCGATGATGATAGAATCATATAAGTATGGTGGTTTAAGTGACTCAGAAGGCAAGAAAATCATTCCTGCGAGTATCTCAAGAGAAGGAAGTATAACATTACAAGTAACAATACCAAAAGAATAATGGAAACACCTTCAATGCTAGACACAGTTAAGATGATACGCTGCGTACTTAAAATATCATCAGCATTCAATGACCTTGACACCATCATGTATGAGAAAAAGTATTTCAAGTTTAACTTTAAAAGAGAATCAATCAAATGGTTAGAGGTTATGGAATCTCATACCAAATCAATGATGGATGGAATGTCAACTGAGAATCCACAAATACTTGGAGACCTATACACATCATTCGAGGAGTCGTTGCTTAAAGTCCAGCTAGATAAAGAACATAAAGAACCACTAATTAGATTCTATGTAAAGCTTAAAAGCTGCCTTAACGACATCGAATCAATGGATGAAGGTAAGAAAAGATTAGCTCCTATAATTGTTAAGATAATGACAGAGCCTGTCGTATATTGGATTGAGAAACAGTATAGTAGTATAATCAATATAGTGGATAAAAATGGCAAGAATGTTAATGAACTTATAGATTTTTTAGATACCTTTGGCGAATCTATAGCTTACCTAGAAAATGAAGGAGACAATGATGTTCGGGAAAATGATTAGTATCATATTAGGATTTGTGATAATATTTATCATGTACTCAGTATTTGATGAGTCAGAAAATAAAGATAATCCTAATCACTTACTAAGAAGATTTATCCTTCTCTATTGTATCTTAACATCATTCCTTCTTGGGTTTGTAATAAACTTAAACTTAGACTAATGAAGAAAATGGATAAGATAACACAGGCAATATGGGATTGTCTGGTTGAATTGTACGCTAACTCAACTCCATCTGCTGACTTTAATAAGTTAGTAGAAGAAGCTCCACTAGATAAGGATGGCCGCAAAGATATTAAATTCATGGACTACGAGATAGATTACGATAAGATGGAAGAGATAATAGACAAGCATAGATCTAAACTTCTTAAAGGATCTAGAAACAAATTCTTACACGAAAAACAATTTAACTTTAACGTCTACTTAGGATGTTCTCCTAAGTCAGTAAGAAAAACAATAGCTTAATTATTAATCAGGGATTTGACTAGCTACTAATAGTGGCTGGTCATTCTGCCCTCTAAACTTTTCAAGATGAGTTGGAACGATTGGATAAAGAAAAATACAACAGAGAGAGATATAAACTATGATAGACTACTTGAACTAGCAATCAGTAGTTATAGCCTAGATAAAAAGACTAGGAAGATGGGCCAGAAAGATAGGGTTCAATACTTAGTATTGTGGTGGAATGAAAATAAAGATAAGTTTATAAAATATAATACCACAATTAAACTTGGAGCATTACTAAATCTAGACCATTCGACAGTTGTGTACCAATATACACGTAGAAAGAAATCTAGAATCTACGAAGAAGAAATAGGATGTGTTAAAGACTTTATAGAAAGCTAATATGAATTTAAGAACAAGGTCAGAGCAATTAATCATTAAGGAAGTACTCAGTAACCCAGGTGGCGTTCACGACATCATGGATAAGGTTGATGCTTCTATGTTTATTGATCCAACGACAAAACTAATATTTGAAGCCATAACTGACCTATATCTTAACCACGAGCCTATAAACATCACAACGATAAATGATTCGATAAAGAAGAGTAAGTCTATCTACAACAAGGAAGCTATACTAGAGATTAGTAAAATTATATCTATACCTGCCGCCCTTAAAGAGTACGAGAGCTGTATTGACAGCCTAGTAGCAGAAGCAATACGAAGTGAGCATGTTGAACTAGCTGGTAAGCTATCACTCATGTCTAACAGAGATGATTACGACCCTAACGTGGTAATAAATCTATTACAAGACCATTTAGTAAATAACAAATACAAATCATTACTAAACAAGAAAAGCTACGACAACGAGACACTACTCAATGAACTTGAGGAGAAGATGAAGATAGCTGCCGATAGCAATGGTGTATCTGGTATTCGTACAGGATTCCATAAGTTCGATGAGATAACATCTGGTATGCAACCTACTAACCTAATCATCGTAGCAGCTAGACCTGGTGCTGGTAAGACACAGTTCGGACTTAGTATTATGAAAGCAGCATCCATACGTAACAACAAGAAAGGCTTATTCATATCGTGTGAGATGGATGAGGTACAAGTGATGAAACGACTTATAGCTGTTGACTCTGGTGTTCAAGGTTATTCGATTAAGAAAGGTCGGCTTATGCCTAATGAACGTGGTAGGTTTGAAAGATCCAAGAGAAGAATCTCCGCATCTGGTGTTCGTATCGTAGGAGGATCATTCACTATCACAGATGTAATAACCATGGTTCACAAAATGAAATACGCTGAGGGATTGGACTATGTCGTAGTTGATTACATTCAGAAGATTACAAGCCCAGGAGCGCAGAATAGAACTAATGAGGTAGGTGATGTATCAAGAAAGCTAAAAGACATGGCAAATGAGCTTAAAATACCTATTGTAGCCCTTGCACAGTTATCTAGAGCAGTAGAGCTAAGAACTGATAAGAGACCAATACTAAGTGACCTTAGAGAGTCTGGAGATATAGAGCAAGATGCTGATATAGTTTCTTTCCTATTCAGACCTTCTTATTACCTACCAGGAAACGAGAGAGATACTAGTCCAATAGCTAAGCAGGGATTTGTTTACATAGCTAAGCATAGAGATGGTGAGTTAGCTGATATAGAGCTAGAGTTTGACTCTGAGATACCAGCGTGGCAAAACATAGGAGATACTGGTGATTACGATGATAACACAGTACAAACCTCCATAGAAAGATTTGATAATACTAACGATTTTGATTTTTAATTATGTACGAAAAGAATGTAGAGCTATTTAAAGGAGTAGAAAGAAAGTTTGCTAAGGCAATAGAAACCATGGGTAAGATAGACTTCTCAACTAAAGAACAAGACATGCATGAGCATTGGGATGTATCTATTACTATGCAGATTGATGTTAAGGCTATGAAGAAAAAACATCGTGGAGATAGTAGTACAAATGAAAATATCCACTACGTAGAGTTGAAAAATGTTTTAGGTAATCCTGGTTGGCTATACGGAGAAGCTCATTACTTTGCCTTTGAGACAGAAGATTACTGGATCATGGTAGATAAATTAAGGCTACAGCATTTTATAAAAGAAAAATGTGCCGCTAAAGAATGGTCAGAAATACCTGATTTTTATAAACTTACACAGCGAAAGCAAAGATTAGATATATTTACGCTCGTAAAAACAATTGATTTAATGTTTATTTGTGATAAAATAATTAAGAAAGATGAATAAAGAACCAGAAGAAATGGCTGAGATGATACTTGATGAGTATTATACATGGGTAAAAATAATCCATTACAACATAGATTCTAAAAAGATTATTATGTCTATAGCATTAGACATGGCTATATTTGCCGCTAATCTAACTCTAGAGAGTCACAATACTAAAGATGAAATAATATACTGGAGTAAAGTAAAAAACTTACTGAAAGATAAATTAACAAATAGTGACACATGAGAAGGAGAAGAATAAACTTCAGTAAGCAACCTTTAAGTAGATGGATTGTAAAGATGAGAAGAAAATATTTAAATAATTTTAAACGTGATTACAGTCATTGTGTAAATTATGAGTTTGATTAATCCAGACATATACTGTATGACTATCGTTATACGTGTAGTATTTCCATCCAAGTCTAAGTACAAGCCTAGTGAGATTAGATATGTAACCTACGAAGATATACCTGTGCTAGCAGTAGATAAAGACATACCAGAGAGAGAAAAACATAGACTATATCAAAAAACATTCGATGAAAAGATACATAAAGGTGATTTTAGTAAATACAATTTTAGTATTGTAGAAATAAAAAAAACTAAATTTTTATCTAAAATTTGTTATAAATATACTTTTTAGTACATTTGTCAATCTAAATATAAAGAACATGGAAAAACAATTATTGCAAGTGCTTGAATTTCAGAACGCTTTTGGAATTACTTGCCCTACATCTCCTAAGATGTTATCTAAAAAAAGAAGAGCTTTAAGACAATTACTACTTGAAGAAGAAGTAGGAGAACTTAGAGATGCTAAAAACATTATTGAGGTGTCTGATGCACTAATTGATATTCTTTATATTACCTATGGAACACTACATGAGAATGGATTAGCAGACAGAGCTGTTATGCTATTTGATGAAGTTCATCGTTCCAATATGTCAAAGGTAGGGCCAGATGGTAAGGCTGTGTTTAGAGCTGATGGTAAAGTAATGAAGCCAGAGACTTATTCAACGCCTAATCTGCGCCCTATAATAGAAAGAGACTTCTCACTATACAAAGAGAATGATATACTACAGGAGTTAGCATCAATAGCTAAACAAGAGAATGAAGATCGTATAGTAGCTAAGATAAAAAATAAGCTAAACATATTCGATAGATTCTTATTCTGGCTTAATGATAAGATTGAAAGAAACCTTAAAAAGAAGGTTGAGGTTAAGTTTCCTATTAAAGCAAATGGAAGCATAATCGTTAAAGTGTACGATGAAGAATATGTCGTATGATAAAAAGAACTAAGTACGGAAATAAAAAACTAGAAGTAAATGGAGTTAAGTTTGACTCTAAACTTGAATTAGTTTGCTATGATCTACTTACTAAATTAAATTTTGAGTTTGAATTTCAAAAGAAAATAATACTTATAGATGGTTTCAGATACAACAAGAAAGCAATAAGACCTATCACGTTAACTGTGGATTTTGTAGTCAAGCATAACGATATAGACTACTACATTGATATAAAAGGATTTGCTACAGATGTATCTAAGATTAAATATAAGATGCTACGTTATCAGCTTAAAGATAACCCAAAGACAGATGTAATATGGCTTCACTCACAAAGAGCTATACTACAATTATTAAACAATTTAAAAGAAGAAAAATGAGTGTAAACAAAGTAATCCTATTAGGAAATGTTGGGTCAGTTGACATTAAGTCATTTGACAATGGAGGTAAAATCGTAAATATCTCAGTAGCTACATCAGAGAGCTACAAGAAAGGAGAAGAGTGGGTAAATAAAACAGAGTGGCATAGATGCTCTTGTGGTATTCCTGCTGTCGTAGAACGTGCTGATAGAATCAATAAAGGTGACATGGTTTATCTTGAGGGATCTATAGTTACAAGAACTTGGGAGAAAGATGGTGAGAAGAAAGAATCTAAAGAAATTTCCTTCAATACTATTCGAGTGATAAATAGAAACAATAAGGAAGATCAGTCTGAATCGTTTGCCCCTAAAGCTAAGGCTGAACCTAAAACAGCTAAACAAGTAATCGCTTCTATGGAAGATGATTCAAATGATTTACCATTCTAAATTTAAAATATGGAAACGTACCAAGTAGATGCAACACCAGAAGATATAGGTGAGATTGTTCAAATGATAAGAATACAACATCTTAGGATGCATGTAGATCCATTTGCTGAGAAGATAGGTGTTAAACCAAAGGTCGTTATACAAGTTGAAGAAGGGAGAGGTCCTCATGGGCTTCTCCTTCTTAAAAAGATAGCAGAGACTTTTCCTTCTGTTAAACTTGCTCTAGAAGTAACATATTAATCGATAAAAATCCGATTATCTTTTAAAGAATTTACGCTTTTTATCTCCTCTATTTTTAGACTGTGCTTGTTTTACGGTCTTGTTCTTAGATACATGGGCTTCATCCATACCATCCCCATTACCATGAGTTCCTTTTTCTCTATTGATAGCTTGTAATACAGCTCTATATTTCTTTCTAGCAGGAGTACTGTGATATTCCTTATTGTACTCATCTCTTTTCTTACGAGCCTCTGAATTATTCTGATAGAACCTAGCTGTTCTACTCTTTCCTCTTTTCGTACCTGCTAGCTTATTTCTCATACTACAAAGATAATAACATATCAATTAAATAAGGATGAGGGTACATATCTACCTTTCCTCTTAATACATTCGTATGAGAATATAATCCTGGCGTTGTCTCAGCTTTAGCATCAATCACATCAAATCCATCAGCACCTTTAGCTCTTACATGCTGAATCAATCCCTTTCTAATATCAATGTTGTATTTCTCTGCAACAAATAATATCCATCCTTTCAATGTCTCAATCTGAGCATCAGAGTAATCATGCCAGAATTGGAATCCTCTAAATGGTTTAGCTAACTTGATTACTTGATCTGACTTAGCTGGAGTATTAACGTAAGTCTTTCCATTAACTATCTGACCCATGTTACATACCTCAATAGCCACAGAGTTTCTATGCATAACAGAATTACCTGTACCTGTATGCCACCCATATCCTCCTTCTGGAAAAGCTTGAACCAACTCCCCATCAAACTTAATGTTACCATCCTTAACAGACTGTCCACCTAGTACAAATTCAGTAGCTACGTTACCTCTGTTATCTCTAGCCCACATATCAATTACTTGATAAGGATTCTCCCATCCTGCTGTGTGATGTAAGAATACCCATTGTTTCTTTACAGGCCCAGGGAAATAAGTATTAGCAGGCATATAATGCTTCTTAATATCCAAAGCATTAGTCATCTCGTTGTTCTCAGCGTTATCAGTATTTAATATACCCATAGCAGCCCAAGTATTACGACCTACAATACCATCTGGAATTAATCCATGAGACTTTTGCCAATCTTTAACAGCCTTCTCAGTTCCAGGACCAAATATCCCATCAGCTGTAATCTTTAGGAACGCTTGTAATGTTTTTACAGACTCTCCTTTACTACCTAATTTAAGTGTTGTCATTGCTTTAATTTATCTGCTTCTTCTTTAGCTCTTGTGATGAATCCTCTTAATGCTTTAAGCATATTCTTTCCTGTAACGGATTCATAAGATTCATTTATTGATTTAACTTCTACTACTACGCAGAAGAATGCTATTACTTTTGTCATTACAAGGTCAATAGCTACGAACTGAGCGATTAAATCAGCTGCGATATATTTCTCTATTAAGAATGTAAAAAGAATCGCTCCAGAGTAAAGTAATGACTTACTTATAACATGAGATAATCTTCTACTTCTAATTGACTTCCATCCCCCTTTCTTAACGCTTCTCCAAATACCAAATGCTGTATCTATAAGGATTGCTAGTATTGCTATGTAAATCATTGGAAAAACTGGTGATATAACAGCCAGCATTGATGTAATCATTAAAAGTAACTTTGCTTTCATAATAAGTAAAATCTTATAATTCTATACGTAATATATACTACGAGCAAAGATAGCAAAATTCCTATAAGATTATTTAAGAGTACTTTATACCAAGGAGTTTTTTCATAGTAACGAATAGGAATCTTTCTTTCTACTATTTTTTCATAAGGCTTTACAATATATACTGTATCACACTTTCCTTGAATATAAACTTTTTTTTCACGATCCATCCAGACCTTAACTTTTAATTGGTCTTTCTCTAAAAATATTGTATCGTATAAAGTTTCGTATTCTACTACTGTATCAACATGAACTTCTGGTACAGTTATTCGTATTGTATCTCTTATTGTATCTTTAACATAAAGAGTGTCCTTAGTAAGCAACCAAGGATGTCTCTTTATTAATCTGTCAAATCTAACTTGCGGAGAACAAGCTACTAGGAATAATGATATTATGAAAATGTATCTCATAACTGAACTTCATACTTTGGTAGCTCTACGTTGTTAACCCAGTCAATGATATCTTGATCATTCCAGTCAGATGCATAGGTATATCCTGCAAAGTCAACACCAAATATTGCAGATGGAGTTGTCAGTAATACGTTTGCTGTACATGTTTTATCAATGATATTATCAATGACTGTTGTCACAGTTACTGTTGGATTGATAATCTCTACGTTGAATTGAGGGAATTTATAAGTCGCCATTTTTTATTTTTATTTTAAGTTAGTGTTGTTCCTGTTACGGTGAAAGTTCTACATGCTATCCATCTCGCTCCTGATGTTGTTTTAGATGTTAAATTTACCCATGATTGAGCCAATGTATAAGCCAATGTTGTTGATGCTAAATAAGTAGTTGAAATCCAAAGTGTAAAATTTAAATTAAATGGGGAGTAGTTCAAAATAAAAGCAGTTCCATAATTGCAAATACTTTCCATTTCTAATTTATTTGGCATCCTCCATCCACTTGTAAATGTTCCAATAGACAAAGCCAGAGCCGCATCAATAGCAGCGTTCCAACTTGCTGCAACTGTAGCAATGCGATAATATCCCAACACAGTTGAACCATTATAAGTACTCCAATCTATTACAATATTATCAGTATAAGTTTGACCGCCTAATTCATCTGTAAATCTATTGGTGTTACCAAATGGATTATTACTTGCTAATACTGTGAATGATGTTGCACGCCCAGCCTCAAGATCTCCATCATCACCTGTTCTGTATGATACAGTTTGACCTGTCTTCATTAACGTAGCTCCAACAGGAGGATCAGATGCTGGTTTTATGTCTATTCTTGTTGCCATCAGTATGTTTTGTTTAAAATAAATATGTCACTAAAGATACTATTACCTGTGTTAGCTGCTCCCCATTCTACTGTTACATCAAGTGTATTAGATATAGTAGTGTTAAATGTAGTAGAGTTAACTACATTAAAAGCAAATCCTTGAACGGAGGCATTAGATGTCTTGGCGTAATGAAATGTACCTAATGAGACTATAGAAGCTACACCAGGACCACCTAGTTGTCTAATGGTAAAATCTATGTTTAAAGAGAATACATCATTAACAATATTAGTAATACCTATAGCAGTACTATCTAGTAATACAACAGAACCAGCCTTAACTCTTATTCGTATAGTCTGATTGTTAGCAGCGTTTAACACACCAGCTGTAACAACCCTAAAACTATCTCCTATTTTAAATGCATTAGCAGGAACGGTTAAAGTACCTACACCTCCGTTAATAAGAGATGTCTCTGTTGTAGTATTAGTAATAGGAGTACTGTTTGCTGTTTGAGCAAATAATCCCCTAGTATAGCCTAATGGATTAGAATAGTAACTATTTATCTCTATCTCAGTAGACATTATAAATAATTTACAGCAACTAATAAAGAAGAACCTGCATTAGTAGTAGTATCCCAAAAGAAATTATTACCATTATAAAAGTTCATAACTCCACCAGCATCTAAATTTAATGTTTCACCTGGAGCAAGGTCTTGATAAATCATTCCTCCATCTACAGAAACACGAGCATTAGCTGTTCCAACACTAGCAAAAGAAATAGATAGTACCGAAACACCAGAAGTATCTGAATCAGCATTAGTATATCTTTCAAATGCTGGATTTATCATAACATTTGCTTGTTCAGCAGCTAATACAGTAGATACTGAACTAGCCATTATCTGCTGGCCTAATGGAGATGTTATAGTTGCATTTACTGATATAACTTCATCCATCCATAGCCTAATATCAGCTATAGCATTATCAGCACCAGTCAAATCATTAGTCCATGTTACAGGAAGTATTACATCTTTTAATGGTATTCTCAAAGAATTATTCTTATCATTAGCTATAAAGTTTATAGCAATATAATAATTACCATTAGTGTCTAGCGCTCTGCTTACAGACTTAATAACATCAAAATTATAAACATCTAATACACCATTAATGCCAATGTTTAACTGATTATCCGCATTATTTACTCTTATACTCATTTTAATTTATTTTAACCACCACAATTTATATTTATATATAAGAAGCTATCCTTAGCCTTACATCCATTATCATCTGTAACCTCAACTTTTATTAATCCTATTCTTGAAGAGTTATTTTGACCACACCCATCTAATATAGGAGGATCTTCTTCGTTAGGATTAATATTAACAGTTTGAGAAGTAGTATTTGTTAAAGTCCACATATTCCAGTTGTCAGCTACAGTCCATGTATATGTATAAGGAGCTGTTCCTCCTGTTAAATTAGCTGTTAATTCAAAAGGGTCATCATTAGAAATACTAACCTCCAAATCACAAGGAGCTTCACACAACTTAACTAATATAGCATCTATTACTTGCTGAATACCATAAGTTCCAGCAGCTAATCCTATACAATTACCAGCTCCTATAGTAACGCTAGTCATAGTAGATAACTCAGCTACCATATTAGTAGTATAGGTTTCTAATAATTCTAGAACATCACACAAAGAAGCATCACATGGTACATTTATTACATTAAAGTTGTTGCAGTCAAATAAAGTTATATCAGACACCTTATTAGGGCAGTTATCTGAACATGAACAATTTGATCCTAAATTTCCACAAGTATTACAGCTCATATCTTAACAATTACAGTTATCATTTAAATTATTTATCAAGCATTGTTGCTCTTCATCGCATATCTTTCCATAAGGTAAACACCACAAGACATCAAAGATTAAGTGTTTCTTGAATAAGTCATCCCACTCTGGTCCACAATTAAATCCAAATATCTCTTTACTTCTTATGGAAGATATTTCATCTACAAAGATAGCTTTCTTTTTCTTTAGTAAGTTTCTATTCTGAGGAGTATCGTAATCACAACAATCAAAACATTCAACACCATTTACAAAAACAAAATCAAATAATTCAGAATTATATGACCCATAAGGACATTCATTAGTTGATGTTAAATTAGCAAAGGTAGGGCCACTAATACTTAAAGCTCCTTTTAATACCCATTGACCATTTAAGTAGAATATATAATAAGTATTCTCTCCTATTGTAAAGGTATAATAATTAACACCTCCATATACTAATACATTTCCATATTCATCATATTGAACAGTAGCTGTATATTCTTCTCCATCTAAATCAATAGTAACCTCCGTATCACAACAGCCACATTCTATAGCTCTTATTTTAATTCTATTTAAAGTTCCAGAAGGACTTTGATTTCCTGGAGATGGAGGCGAACCATTATATGTGTCTAAAAATACAGTACTAGAAAAAGGAGCTATAGGAGTAAATGATTGATTTGGAAATGCTGTTTGAGGAATTGTGCCTGCGGCTTTAAAAGCAACATCCGTTCCAGACATATTTAATCTCCATTGCAAAGTAGGTATATCAACCGATATAGTAATCATATCTGGATATGTACCAGGATATACTGATGGTATATACTCATATACTTTATATCCATTAGTTCTTTGACCATTCCATACAGCAACAGCAACAACAACAGAGTCTATCCTTATATAAGTTACGTTTCTATTATCATCCCATCCACAAGAACCAATAAGATAACCATCTCCACCATCTGGACAAGTAGAATCTTTCGTGTAATATAAAGCAAATGGAACATATCCTCCCAAAGTATTATCGTAAAACACCATCTCCCATCTGCTAAATTGAGAGTTATATCTTACAGTAACATCTCTATTGTCATTATGGAATACATTCGGTCTAGACTCTTCGTTAAACGTAAAAGAATAATTACCATCACAGTCACAGTTGTAAGGAGAATAAATAGTAGCAAATGGAGTAACACCCTCAAGAATATCTATAAATATTCCGCAGTTACATTTACCATCTAAGCAACCATTACTAGTATTTTTACAATTACAACCCATTAGTTACAACAACAAAGTGATTTTAAAATATCCATGTGGTCTTGAGCATTAGTCCAATCTTTACCACAGGCAGCAAACTCTAATCCATCCATTACAACCCTCATCTTCATAGCCTTCATAAAATCCATGTTATCACACATAGTCTTACAAGGATTCTTCTGAATACCACAGAACGCATCTGCGACAGCTTGTCTGTAACAATCTTCAATAGAGATACACAAAACAACAACTCTCTCACTAGCACAGTAACGAGTAGAATTACAAGTGTCAGCATCAGTATAAAGAGTCCAGTAATCAGCGTTAATAGGATCTGCTGGATCAAGGTTAGTAGATGATAAAGTCGCTTTGTAATATTTCCCATTCCTTAGAACTATTGGTTTTAAATACGCTTCGTAATATACGTCTGACCTCCAGTTAGGATATGTACATAATTCAACAGAATAAATACCATCCACATCTGCATTTGTAAAGTTGTATGTGAAAGTGTTATTAGAAGCTAAATGAGAAGGTATAATGTTATATGATATACCTTGTTGTGCCATAGGATAGGCAGTAGGATTATTCGTTCTTATATCAGCTGTAATTAGCTGGAATGTTGAGCCATCACCTCTTGTAATAGTTATTACTCTACTTGTGAAGTCCGTTGACAAATGCCCTGGCATGTCACTATCAACATAGTTAGAAGTGTCCTTAAATGTAATTTTTTTACAATCGCATGACAACTGTAGCGAACTACATCCATCAACTAACAAAGAAGTTTTAAAATTGCTCATCTTGATTTATTGTTACAAATTTAACATTTTTTATAATATATCGTTTTTATCAGTCTCCATATTGAATACCTCTTAATCCAGGTCTCTTACGTTTTATCATAACTCCTTGTACCTCTTTTTCTGATTGATTAACATCTGGCTCTGATACAGGATTTGATATAGGTCCTCCTGGTTTAGAAGGATATATGTCATAATATTCTTCTGGCTCTCCTAGAACATCTGAATACATCTTGAATAATTGATTACCTCTTTTGTATGAGATAGCATCAAAAAATTGTTTAGGAACATTCTTAGAGAAAGGTTCTGCTTCTTCTGTAGTTCCAGCTCCTTCCCCATATATAAGTTCTTCAAAAGTTCCGTTCTCATCAATATAATTAGCTATATCCCTGTATAGATTCATAGGCTTGTCTATACCTGTGAGTTTTAAGAAAGAATCCATTCCTTCTTTACCCATTCTGTTAAATCTCCATTTATTAGAGTATTCTTCTTTGAATTTTCTAATGCTTTCTTCGTCATTTGATATGATTCCAGTTTCAACTGCATTTTTGCGTAGATAATCAATCTTTTCATCTTCTGGCAATGCGTTAAATTCTTCTAATTCTTTTCCTTTTAATTTAAATCTATTAAAATAATCTTTCTTCATTTCTTCTGTCAAGAAATCCCAGTCACTAGAAGCCATAGCAAATGAAGAAACAAATTTAGCAAAGCTATTTATTGTTTCCCCTTGAGGTCTTTCATTGAAATATTCTCTTCCCCTCATCTCATTTAAAACAAGATTTGTAGCAAATCCAACAAAATATAATGATTGAATATTTGACATGACATTATCTGCTAGTAAGTCAAATGAAAGTCTATCAAACATGTTCCCTCTTGCTTCCTCATCCTCCTCATCAAACACATCTAACGCAGTAAGTAAAGAGCCTGACATTAACGAGAATGGAATACTTCCTACCACTGTATAATATAACATATCAGCAACAGCTTGATTCTTTTCTTGTTTTGTTAGATTTTTCCAATCTTGAATATCCTTAGCTGATTTAACTATCTTTTTACCCATTGAGTTTTGTGCGCTAACAAAAGGAACTAAGAATCTATACATAGGATCGTAAGCAGCTGTAGAAACAATAGATTTATCTATAGCTGGCTGTTGAGTTCTTTCAGTTTCTTCAAACCATCTCTGAAGAGCAAAATCTTTAGCATCTTGGTAATCCCCTCCATTATCTTTAAATCTCTTCTTAAATTGAGCCATAGCAAAAGCACCTCCTCCAAATGGAGTTGACGTAGCTACAAAGTCTCCAGCTTTAATAGGTGACAAAGCAGCAAATAAAGCCTTATCTATAACTTTCTTTCCTAACTCACTTACAATAGTGTCAACTTGAGTCTCTATTGCTTTCATGTCTTGATTAGAAGCCCCTTTAAGTCTCTCCCATAAGTAAGGATTATCTTTATAGAAGTCTAATGCAAAATCAAGTTCAGTAGCATTTTTAGGAACAACTGATGCTACTATTTGAGCTGGATTTATTCCATCAACCCATCCTGCATTATAGTAGTTTAATAATGCTGATGCCTGTTGAGGTATAGCCTTTAATCTCAACCATAGTGTTTTGACTGCGGTATAGTTTGCTAAGAAATCCATACTACTACTTTTGTAAGGACTCTTATCAGTAAATACGACTTTCATTAAATCAATTAAATCATTATACTTGTTAGTATCATTTAATTTATCTAATACTCTAGGTCTATTTACATCAGACAATAATATTCTAGAATTTTCTATAACAGGTATAAATTCTTTAGCGTGAACCATTGATTCTACATATCTATTATAAACATCATAAGAATTAGCTAGTTCAAATGGACCATTGTATTTAGGGTCTCTTTGTCTCATGTTAGGAGCAATCATAGATAACTCCTTATTACTGAATCCCTCTAAGTTTAATTCTAGTGTTTCAGATACTCCTGCTGGCTCTGGCCAATAATATCCTTTATCAAGAGGAATACCATATAAATTTTCTATCGTAGATCCAAACTCCTCTCTAAATTTCTTATCATACATCTCTCTCAAGAAATTGTAATAAGCCATTAGCTTAGGGTCTCCCTCAACTAAAGCTTTTACTTTATCTGTATCTATATTATTTTTAGATTTAAGTCTTTCTATATTCTTTTCAGCCTTTTTTGCATCTGGATTATTTATTAATCCATATATATGAACAGCTTGATCTCTGTTTATTTTTTTGGCTTTAACCCCTTCTAAATCAGATACATCAGTAGATATACCGCTGTCTTTTGATAAATAATCAATAGCAGAACTGAATCCTCCAAAGATATTTTTAACAGCATCTCTGTACTCTCCTTTAAATTTAGCTGTATTTTTTACTTTATTGTATATAGCTTTTTTAGTAGGGTCTAATATATTTTCTTTAGTCCAATCTCTAAGTTCTTTAGATCCCTTACTTATATCTTTCATGTAAGTATCTAAGTCTCTTATAGCGGCCATAGTATATTTTCTCGCTGTTTTAAGAACTCCTTTTTTCTCTTGTTTTTGCTCTTTTAATTCAGTGTCTTTATTTATATAGAATTTAGTTCCAGTATAATCTTTGCCCTCATTCTCTTTAGCAAATTCTTTAAATGCACTTTTGCTCATTACTTGACCATCAACAACCACAACTCCATTTCTTCGCTCCATGAAATCAAGTATTTCTTCTTCGGAATTAAGAGTTGCATTTGGCTTATCTAATGTTTCAAGTATTAAAGATTCGCTAGATTTCTTAACTTCTTTTTTCTCTTTAGTTTCCGATTTCTTTTCTGCTCTACCTTTAGCTTGAATGTTTTGTATTTGTTCCTTTAAAGCATCTAATTCCTCTTTTGTTTTACTCTCAAGATTATCTTTATCAAATAATCCTTGGTCTCTCATTTCGTTTATTTGACGTAGAGCATCTAAAGATACGTTTGCTTTCTTAACACCTGTCCTTCTATTTTTAGAAATCATTTTAGGACTAGTAGGCTTAGTTATATTAATAATTTCCTTAATAGTAGCCTTTCTATCCTTTTCAGCTTGTTTAGCTTCTGCTGTTTCAATCTTAGCTTCTTTAGTAGTCATTATACCATTAACCTTATCTAAGTTCTTTTGTATATCTTCTACTGTTTTAGCCTTATCAAAATTATTTCTTACATAAGATTGAACCTCTGATTTTTTATAGCTATCAGCAGGGAGATTGTCATTTACAAATTTCTTAGCTTCAGCTTTTAAAGCATTAAACTCTTTATTAGATAAAGTTTTTCCTTTACTTTCTTCTAACTTCTGATTGAAGTCATTAAACTCAGCTTCTCTTAAATTATCAGTATCTATATTGTAACCTTCAGAATATGCTGATGTCAATATCTTCTTATATCTAGCACTAATCTTAGCTCTTTCTTTAGGGTCTGTAATAGCTTTGTAAGCATCAGTTTGTTTCAATGCTTTCATACCAGCCTCAATAGATTGTCTAAAGTTACCAGCAGTAATACCACCTAATTCAATAGCTTTAGAAACAGTTTCTATAGAACCATTCCATACGTTCTCAAAACCAGGAAGGAAACTAGCCATAGCTGTTCCTCCTTCCATTTTTATCTTAGCCTTACGTAATATGTCAGCCATATTCTTAGCAGCAACAGCTTCTCTTGTAGGTTGTTTAGTTTCAGTTGTTTTAATTTTATCTTCAACTCCTTCTAATTCGGAAGAAATTTCACTCATTCTTTGCTGAGTGTTATCAAGTCTTTCTTCAATAACTGTAGTATCTTCGTTGGCTCTTGTGGCGACATCAAGTTGCTTGCTATCTTTAACGTATTGTTTATTCAATGAATTAAATTCTTTATTTAAAGACTCTTTTCTCTTATTTAATTCTTCAATAGATTCTTGTTTTTCAGCAGTAGGACTTAATTCAGCGATTTCGCCATCTATTGTTGTTGACGTAGTGACTTTACTTCCTAACGACCCATCTTTCCTCTTATTTATAGATACAGTAAAATTATATTCATTTCCATTAGAGTCTTCTTTTAAATAAGTGTATTCTACTTTATCACTATATTCAACTACCCTTGGCTCAGCCACAGGAACTTCCTTAAGTTGACTAAATCCTTTATCTAATAAAACAGGTAATTTATCTAACCATTCTTCAGGAGTACTTTCAATTTCAACGCCTTTTTCAAAAGCAGGCTCTGTCACCTTTTCTTCTGTTTTTGTGACATCTTCTGTAGTAGCGGCTTGTTCAGTAGGATTATACTCAAACTTATTTTCTCCTACTTTAGTAAATCCATTATTCTGATAGAAGCTCTCTAATCTACCTAAATCAGTTTCTTCATCTAATTCAGTAGTAGCATCCAATACTATTTTCTTGCCTAATTTATCAGCTTGCTTTTTAACGCTCTCAAGAACTTTAGTACCTATACCCTTACCTCTATTTTCTTTACCTACATAAACAGCAGTTAAAGATAAATCTTCTCCTTTCGGAGTTAACAAAACACTAGCATCAGGATTTTCTCTACTTACCTCAGATGTTACATCTTGAGCTATTTTATAATTATCCTTAGTTTCTGTAGGAGCTTGTGTTTGAATAGTCGATGGCATTTGAAATATTTTAGCTAACTCTTCATTAGGTTTAATATTTCTAATTTTGATTTTATTCTCAATCATTACCTTATCAAGATAACCTTCACTTAAAAGTTTCTTGAACTCGCTTTCAGAGTAGACTCTATCATCTCCTGCTATCGTGTATTCACAATCCGCCATATTACTTTGCTAATTCTTGGTCAATTAAAATAGGTTCACTAGTTCTACTTAGTCTAGCAATTAAATCACCATACTCACCAACACTCTCCGTTTGTAACTCAATGAAGTGATGTAATAAAGCCTTTGTCTTAGGAGATGATTTCTCCCATGCATCTTCATACTCACCTAACAAATCCATCTCAGCTTCTAGAGCCGCTTGAAAAGCTTCCATTAAGTCGTTTATAGGAGCTTTAACAGCAGAGATAGCTCTTACCTCCAGTTGCTCTCCTAAGTTGTTCATAAAGTCCTCTAATTTAGCGTAATGCTCTCTTTCTGTATTCGACTCATTAGTGAAGAATGATGCAGCACCAAAAAAGTTTATAGTCTTCATAGAGTTAGCTAAATGCAAATAAAGTTGGCTAGCTTCCAACTCCATCTGTCCTAACTCATTAATCATTTCTATTTCCTGTGGGCTTAATAGATTTTCCATATTAACAATTCTTTTTAGTAATTAATTTCTGACTCTCTAGTTTATTTACAATGGTTGTAAATTTACTATCTATTTCTGAAATACGAGTAGCTTTCTCCCCATATTTTTCATTAAACGCTTTCATCGCCTTATTTTTCTTAGTAGGAGATGTTATCTTATTTATATCAGATAACTCATCAAACTCATTTTTAGCAGTAGCTTCACCTTTAACTTCTGTCTCTACAGTTGATGCTTTAACTTTATTATTTAATGTTATAGAACCTGTATTCTTATTTCTATTTAATACAGTTCCATCTTCTAATATTAATCGCTCAATATTCTTATTTCTAGGATCAGCTTCAACATTTACCACTTTACCTTTAGTAGGATTTTTATCCTCTCTAAATTCAGATGTAACTTCTCCAGTTTGAATATCAGCAGTTTTAAGTTGTTTACCTGTACTAACATCCTTACCTATCAAATCAGATTCTAATTGAGTCTCACCAGTAGTCATTACAGATGTAATCTTTTCTGGCTCTCTAGGAGTTACTTCTGTTTGTTCTTCTTGAACCATTCCACCAGGGCTAACCTCTTCTTGGCCTGCTTCAACGACAGGTTGGGTTTCGATAAGTTCTTGCCCTTCTCCGACTTCACTTGATACCCTTGTTTGGTTTTCTTCAACATTTTTCTTTTCTTCGTTAATTCTACTTTCAGCTCTAGATACTATTTCTTTTATTTGACTCTCAACTTTTTCTAACTCTGGATTAGGTAATCCTTTTTGAGAATCGTCAAGTCCTTTTGCTTTTTCTAATAATTGCTGCTTTTGAATTAAAAGGCTAGCCATTTTAGGCCTATCCTTTCCATCTATTTGATCGCTTATTTTACTATCTATAGCAGCAAGATTTTCAAAGTTCTCCATTAAGCTTTTAGCATCCTCTTCTTTTATATCTCCTAATGCTAATTTATTCTTAACTGAATTAGCAAATATTTCCTTTAACTTACTATCATTCGCTGTAAGAACAAAAAAGTCATAATCTTGAGTAGATACTTCTTCTATTTTGTTTTTTCTAAATAAATCCACAGAATTTAAAGTACCACCTAAAGCTCCATTTCCTATAGCTCCTCCAAGCGCACTTTCAGCTGTCATACTTAAGTAATCCTTCCAGGTATTTTTTTGATTAAAAACATCTTTTTCAAAAGTATAATCCATTAAGTTTTTATACAAAATATCCATACCTATAGTTGAAAGAGCTTCTTCTTCAGCTCCACCAGCTGCTGCATTAGCAGTTGCTGAAAACAACTTAAAGAACTTGTTACTTACCTCACCCTTGATTACTCTTTCTACAGCTTCAAGTGAAGCGTTTTTAGGTAAAGATTTAATTGAATTAGACACTAAATTAGTAAGAACTCTTTTTGCTATTGATGATTTTCCACCTCTTAATAAAGTTCCATAACCAAAATCTTCTAGAACACCTATTCCAATAGAATAAGGTATAGTAATTATTTTCTTTTGAAATTCAGTTAAATCAGCTAACTCTGGATTAGTAGATACTTCTAAATCTATATCAGCATAAGCAGTTGAAGCAAAGCCAATTATCTTTCCTATTTTTTCTAATGGAGTTTTTGCTGTTACTATGGTTACTGGATTGGTCAGCCCTGCTAAAGACTCAAAAACACTACTTACTGATTGCATTAAAAAACCTTCAGATTCAGCATCTTTATATAATCCAGAATCTTTTAAAAATCCTTTTACAAAATCTTGATAAAGAACTTTTTTTCTTTCGGCAGAATCTGGAGAGCCTTCAATCTCAAACAAAGCATCAAGCGTGTCTGCCATTAAATTAGCTGTACCCATGTAAGACTTTAAAGTTCCATTTACAAAACTAGAAGCTAAAGATCCAGCTATAGTATTTTGTTTTTCAATTTTACTTGCTATATCATTAACAGCAACTCCATATAAGTTTTGAAGATCTGAACCTATACCAGTCAATTGGCCTCTCTTATCTTCTATCTCGTCTTGTATTTTAGTTATTTCATCATACGTACCCTTGTTATTTTTATACGCATTATTAACTTGAGTTATAGCATTATTTAGATTTTGTTGAAGTAATGTTGTTTTATTTGAATATTCAGCTATCTTAGAAGAAAATTCATTTTGATCAATTAAGTCATTGTCAAATTTTACTTTTAATTCATCAACTTGTTTGTTTATTTTGTCTTGCTCTTCTCTTGTTTGTTTCTTTAAATCTTCTAATTTTGTCAAATAAGGCTGAATTGTACTAGAGTATTGTTGAGATTTTTTTTCAAGCTCTGAAATCTGTAACCCAAGATTGTTCTGTTCCTTTTCTATTGTTTTAGCAAACTTATCAATGTCAATTACTTTTTCGCCTTTTTTAGAAGATTCAGCCCAGCCCATCATGTAATTAATACCTTTAGTCATTAAGTTGTCAGAAGGTAAATTTTTATACACATCAGAAAATTGTGCTTTATCTGTTACACCAAGAGATACTTCTTTTTTATCTTTATCTTTTGCTGAATAAAAGAATTGATTTCCTCTATCTAAGTTTATCTGACCATTACGAATCATTGCATTAGCAGGGTCGTATATCTCAGACCACATACTAACAAGTTTATCTCCAGGACTTTCTTGAACAGAATTTAACCATCTTTCTAATTGTTTTGCATCGTTGTAATCATTTTCCTCATCCTCATTCAAATCAAGGATTAAATCAGATGCTACTACTCCTTTTGGAGCTTTTAAAACAACATTATCCCAATCAAGCACACCACCTTCAAGTTGTACAGTAACTCCTATCCCTAATCCATCTATATATTTCTTAAAATCAGACTGTGACTTATTTACTATATCAGCTCCTAATCCAGATATTTTCTTCGTGTTACTAGGCATGTTTTTAGCGGCCCAGGTTTCAGCATCCTTTCTAGTTCTCCATGCTCCAAAAGGAATATCCTTCATCTTTACTTTACCGAATGCTATATCAGGAACTTTACCTGTTTTATCGTATTTATAAAATGGATTATCTCTTTCTATATCGTAATCAGCACCAGTACCTTTAGCAGTACCTTTTAAATCTGTTACAACTTTATTTTTCTTATCGCCCCTAGAATCATTATTAAATCTTTTTAAAGCATCTTCTGTGGCTTTATCCATTACACCAGTAAGTCCAACACCCCAAATAGGATCTGTACTCTGTAAGTAAGGATTGCCATCTTTATCCTTTCTTCTTAATAATGTCTTTTGAGTCTTGAATACATCTCTTCTGAACTTTGGACCTTTAGCTTTTATCTGATTCCCTTGCTCATCAAATGTAATCATTCCATTTTTCTCCCATAAACTTATAGTAGAAGCAGGAACAAAATAAGGATCATTATTCTTTGAGTTTATTTCAGTATCTGTATATTGAAAAGAGCTTTTATCCCATGGAGATATACCATATCCATTTTTGTTCTTTTTCTTTTGCTCTTCATCTTCTTGTATTCCTTTAAAAAGCTTTACCTTCTGACCATCCTTTGTTTCATATTCCGATGCAGCCAAAACACCCCAGTTAGGTAATAAAGCAGCTTTAAATTTACCAGCATTTTCTCCAGATTTGTAAGTGCCTCCTTCAGACCTAGCCCAATCAACAGTTTTTTTAAGTAACTTATCTATATCTCTAAGTTCTCTTGCTGTAAAATCATACTCAGATATAACTCTTTGAGTATGTTCAGCCATAGCTTGTTCTCTACTTAAACCTTTGCTTTTATAATATTCTATATCTCCTTCAGTAGCAAATAATCTTAAAACAGCTAAACTAGCATCAGATGCGCTTTGTATTTTATCACCATATCTAGAACCTACTTGAGAATCTTTTTTAAATTGAATCCTATTTGAAAATACATTTCTAGCTATATAATCAGACTTAGTATTGAATATATCCATTACTCTCCAGTTTTCTGGATGATATGTATATACATCTTTTTGTGCGCTAGTAGGAGCGTAAGTACATGCACCTGGAGATAAATAGTTTGATGCATTAGGATCGTTACATAATCCTTTTTGACCTTTAGCTAATTTTTTCTCTGTTTCTTTTTTATAGCTTTTTAAATCTTCTTTTTTATCTAGTGATTTTAAAAAGTTAGTTAGCTCTTTATTTCTTGCTTTTAAAGCATCTAATACTTCGTAATCCTTTTTATCTTTTGGCTTATTCTCTTCTACAACAATTCTATCTTTAACAGATAACATTTCATTCTCTGCGTCATAGTACTCTTGAAGTAAAGATTGTTTCTTTTGCTCTTCAGTTAATACAACTTCAACAAGTGGTTGTTCAACATTCGATTTAGCAGCATTAGGATTAAAATCTATCCCCAATGCTTTTAAACTTTCTTGATCTGCATTTCCGCCATCAGTAAGATTCTCTTCTAAATCACTTTTTATATTAAAAAAACTATTGTTTTTAAATAAAGTAGATTTTGGCTTATCTTCTTCTTTTTGTTCTGTTAATCCAAATTTCTTTTGAAATTCAATAATATTATTTACACCATCATCTAATGGTTCTTCATTTAAGTTCTGAAGGGTAGAATCAAATACATTAGAATTTCCATCTATATCAGTATTTATAAATGGTAAAGAAGTATCTTGCTCCTCTTCGTTGATAGAAGTATCTACAAAAGGCAAAAAACCATCATCTTCATCAGCAGTTATTTCACTAGGATTTACAACTGGATTTTCTTCTGGTAATTCTACAGGTGCTTCATTAAATGATTCTTGAGCCTCAACAAATTCTGAAGGAGGAGCGTTTTGAACTTCTACCATTCCTTCCCTTTGAACAGGTGGCTGTATTGGTGATTCACTATCAATAGGTGTCTCTTGCGCTTTAATATTTACATCAAATTGCTCAGGAGTTAGTTTTTCTTGAGCTTGTATTTGTACAGTCTCTCCTTCTCCTCCTGTTTGAGTATTCATTAAATCGCTATTTAGTGCCATAAGTTTATTATCTAGTTATAACAAAGATAAATATTATTATCTATTCTCTACTGTATTGAGAGCTTGAGCTACCAACTCTTTCTTTACCCCCTCCTGCATAAATGTTACCAGCTGTTCTTTGGAATTTAGCTCCAACAGCATTATCAGAACTTCCAATAACACCATCATTAAGTCTACCTCCTTGTACAGCTGTAGCATAAGGAGTTCTAACAGGTACATTTATTTCAGTAGCTCCTACTTTAGAACCATCACCCATATCAACAAATGATTCATAAGCAACTCCATAAGTAGATACATTGTAATTACTTCCGTTCTTCTGCATATTATTTTTAGTAGGCTGAACATGAACTATTGATTTTGCTGTATATACATTTCCAGGAGAAACCTTGTCAGATTTATAATATCTGCCAGTATTGGCATTTATCTCTTTTCCTTTAACCCATTTATACGCCTTGTCCTTACTGTCATATACTTGCCATTCCATTTCTAACCCATTCTTTCCATTCACTCCAGCATCATATATCTCAACCGATTCATCATTACTACCAAGTCTTTCCATTCCTTCATATAAAGCCCTAGTAATACTAGTATGTCTATTAAAGTCAGCGTAGAACATTTCTTTATCAGCATTTATTCTAGCCATTGCTTTTTGATAATCTAAATCTTGACCTCTTCTTTCAGCGGCTTTATTAGCTTGCTTAGTAATAGTACTAATTATAGATTCTTTAGGCATTTGCTCAAACATGTAACTAGCCATACTTTTCTTAACCTCTTCTTTAGTCTTTTCGGATTGGTCAGACATGTTAGTTTCTACCCATTCTTCTGCTATTTTATCAAATTCAAAATCAAAGTATTTTTTCTTCAATTCAGAGAACATCTCATAATCAGGACTAGGACTATTAATCTGTTTAACAAGGTTATTCAAGTCCTCTAATTCTTCTGGATTAAAATCTTTTCCTGTTTTTAAATTAATAGCTCTTTCAATAGCTCCATCCTTAATCAATGTCTTAACTATTTCATCACCTTGATTTAAAGCGTTAGGTAAAGCTCTAACAGTATTAAGTACTTTAGCTATATTCTTTTTACCAGAGAAATAATCTTCAATGTTTCCTGGAGTCATACCAGATTTAACATTATTGATTATTTTAAGCATATCATCAGTCACCCAAGCAGCAGGTTTTCCTGTCTTAGGGTCAACTATTTTACTCTCTAAATCTTCTAAGTAGGCAGATGTCTTAGAAAAGTTTTCTCCTACAGATTTCTTATTAGATATATATTTCAAAAACCCTGGATCTGATGCTAATCCATCTGGATTATTTTTATAAGCATCAATATATGGTTGTAAACCATTATAAAAATCTTGAGAAAAAGCAGGCTTATATTGTTTAGCAATATCTGGTATCTCCTTTAATTGATCCATCAATGCTTCTTTTCTTTTTATCTCAGAAGCTATAGCTCTTTTTCTAGCATCATATAATCCTAAAGGTAATAAACCTCCAGCACCAGAGTAAATAGTTTGAGAGCCTATTCTACTACCTGTAAACGTACCTACAGCTATATCTCTACCTATTTCTGGATAATAATCTTGAACGCCTAGTTTCTCAATAGCTAACTGAGGAGCTTTTTGTTTAGCAGCATTAGCAGCCCTTGATACTATATCTTCTTTAGCTTCTGGCTCAAATCCTTCTGTAACATAAGTATCTGTCCAGTTGTATTGTTGAGGTCCTTCAACTATCTCTTGTAATTTTGTTTTAGTTTCTGTTTCTTCATTATCAATAGCATCTTCTGTCTTTTTAACCTCATCTCCAACAACTATATTTGCTTTTGTTAAATTCTCTTGGTCAGTAGATGTTAATTTAGGATTGTTATCCGCTTTTACTTGTAAAACATCTTGAGTTTCTTGAGCTGTGTTAGGCATATTAGCCAATGTTTTAGCTAATTGTTTTCCAGCCTCTTCATCTCCTTGAACCGCACTAGAAACATTTTTAGCTTCTGGCGTACCTGCTTTAAATGTCGTTCTTGTTTCTTTAGCTGTTTGACCAGGACCAGCAGCATCATATTTAATATACTCAACATCTGGAGTGTCATCTACAACAGGCTTATTAGGGTCATTATACTCAATAGTTCCTTTCCCTATATTTTCAACTTTACCAGATAATGCTTTACCAGGAGCAGGTTTAAATTGCTTTTTAATAGCTTCATAATCCTCTGGCCCATACAAAGCTTCACCACCCATAGCTTTTCTTTGTCTGTCTATGGACTTCATTTCTCTCCTTTCCTTACGTATATCCTTCTTGCTTTTAGGAGTACCTTCTTCTTCTGGATTCTCTTTATCGTTTATAGCCATGTTGTAATCTTTATTTAGGATTAACCTTCTCCTTCTTCAGTTCCTTCTACATCTAAATCAACCTCTCCTGGTTTTTTCTTTTTCTTAGTAGGGTCAAGAATTTCTTGTATTTTAAGCCCATCATTATACTTGAATTTTCCTTTAGGCATTAATCCACCTGCTAAATTTTGGAATCCTGCTTTTTGATTTTCAGCAGCATCAGCTTCCATTTTATTTTGTTCAAGTAGTTTTGTATCTCTTGATATATCGGAAATTCTAGCTGTTTGTTCTCCTAATTGAGCATTAGTTTGAGCAATATCTCTTGATGTCATCTCTTGTATATTCTGCATAGTCTGACTTAAAAGATTACTATAAACACCCATATTAGCAGGAGATCCAGCGTTCATAGCATTTCTTTGCATAGACTTAGCCATTTGTTGACCAGCAACCATTTGAGGATTATATTTTGTTCCAGTAGCTGCCGCATCAGATTGTCTTTTCAATCTATTAAACATAGCTTGATCCATAGGATTTATAGGAGCAACACTCATTCCTTTAGCCTTTTTCTTCTGAAAAGCTCCTTGAGCAGCCTGTCCTAAACCAGTTCCTATAGAAGCTCCTAAAGGACCTCCAACAGCTGAACCTAATATTCCTCCGATTATTCCACCTAATGCCATAACGTAATTTTTTCCAAATTTAACAATTATTTTAACTTCTTGTATTGTACACCTGTAGAAGCTACTAAAAATTCTTCATCAGCACTACTTACAATCTTAAATAACATTACCCTTCCTTGCTGTCTGTAATAAGGTGCTACAGCATTTCTAGGTATGTAACACTCATATCCAAAGTAATCCTTCATAGATAATGGAACAGCTACTGTATCAACAAAGTTAGTAAAGTTGTCAACCAAGTAATCATCATAAGACTTGTAGAAATACACTCTCTCTGGCTTACTACTTGAATTAACTCTTATTCTAATAAACTCCTTGTCGTAATATAAATCAGCATTAGATACTCCTGTTACATAACAATCCATATCTGTTTCATCAATCTGATTACCTATTCCTAACTCGAATGTTTTAGCATCCTTCATACCAAACAATAAGTTGTTATTATAAAGGTATTTGTCATATAGGTAAGTACTCTGACATTGTAAAGCCTGTTGTTGAACTCCATAAATTAAAGTAGAGAAATCCTCAGAGTCATTAACACTCATTATGTATTCGTTATTCAACACGTTATATCCTCCTACTAAATCAGATGAATATACACTACCTATTTTACTTAAAAATTTACTTCTCAATAAATAATGGAATCCTGTTCTTGATATATCAGTCAAGTTATTATCAGTAAACATATAAGCAGCCTTGTTATTCACGAAGAACAAAGTATTTGAATACTCAGCCCAACTTCTCCAAGTCTGATCACTCATCCCTATAGTCTTATCTATCCATAGTTGATTTAAGATACCTCCTATACTTGAACCTGCTGTAGCTAACTCATTAGCATTTATCTCATAGATAACTCTCTTATCTACCATCAATAAACACACCCCTCCATCTGTCAATGCGTAAAGGTTATTACCCTTATCTCCAGATAAAGCACTCCATGCAAATTTAATCTCTCCTGTATCATCAGCTAAGTCGAAATAGTTAGATGCAGGAAATGTTCTAACAGATGGTGTATTCTGAGCATTGATAGGTCTTTTTAATGACCATATAACTCTTGTACAGAAGTCTGTTTGTTCTTCAAATCCTACAGTAGGAACAGATGTATATATGTTAGTCGTTTGACTCTTTGAATAGTCCTTATTAGTCTGAGGTAAGAATCTAAATCCTCCCCATCCCCACCAGTTCCATTCATATCCGTAATCATCGAAATACTTAGTAGATAGATTATTGGCTGATTCCCAAGCAGCTCTATCATTAGGATCAGCACTAGAGTTCCATCTATAAGGTCTAGGAATGTAATTAACTAATGGAAATGCTTGTTCATTAACAGCCTTATCTGGTGACTCCAGGTTAAAGAAAAATGATAAATTACATCTAGTTTCAGCAGTCCACATAGTAATTGCTTGTCTCATCTCACATTTAGCAATACCTATAGAGCCTACACTAGTAGAAAATCGATGTTCTCTATATCCATAATCCCAAGGGTCTGAATTTTCCCAATATCTATATCCATCAGTAGATGGGTAATTGTTGTTGAAATCATATTGTTTAAATGGAAATGGGTTACTCCATAAAAATTTATTTTGATCGTCAACAGGATTAGCGTTCTTATTAAATTGATTATCTAATACAGCCCATATAGACTCATTGATAAATGTATCTCCGCCAAATACTCTAATAGGTATTCTATTGTCATATTTAACATATACTTTAGTTCCAGAAGCAGGAACTGTAAATGCTGTATATAATGGGTTCTCAATAAAGTTTAATGTAAATTGAGGACATAAATCAACAACTGTCTCTGTACTTGTGTATATTCCAAATATGTCAAAACCACCTGTTAATACAGGGTCATTATAAGGACCTGGAGCAGCAGCAGCTAGACCAGTAAGTATAGTAGCAATATCTGGAGCTGTTTCAAATGTAACATTCATCCATCTTTTTTCTAAACCATCTGTACCTACTACATAAACAAATCTCTTTAATGTAGAGTAATCATTATACACTTGAACATTTAAAGAAGGAATACAATCTTCCCATCTCTCTGATACTAATGTTGCTGATTGATTAGATGTGCCATTAGACTCTAACACCAATGATTTGAATTTAACGTAATGACCTGTATATTTATACTCAGTAGTAATACCAGAATTTATATCTCTATTTCTATATAGATTTATAACATACATTGGTTCTCTCCACTCCTTTTGACCAGTTGAATCAGAATCAGTATTAGAGCCAGGGTCAGATGTATTGTAAATATCTCCAGAAGGGGGGTTTACAGCTATTTGAAAATATGTCTGACGACCACCTCCTGCTGTTGTTACTTCTGTAGTGGCAATATCTAAAGGAAATATTGTATTACCTTGAGTATTACCTGGAAAAGCAGGAGAATCACCACTTGAATCATTCATAAATCTTCCGTATGCCACATAACTATTGCCATCAGCATCTGGAATACCAGATTGACCTGATCCTTCATAGTCTGGATTTATGTAAGCTTGATTAAAAAAAGAAGGGTCTGGGCCATCTCTTAATACTCTAGCATAAGTAATCATGTCAGTACCTCTCCTAATATCATCCTCTAAATCACTAGCGTATTTACTAGCGTACACTTCAGTAAAGTAGCCTAACGGAGAAACTAATTGTATTGAATACGCAGTAGGATTATTTAACAAATCATCTGCTATATCTGGAAATCTATGTTCTAAATCTGGAAAATACGCCCAAAACTTATTTAAGTCCTTCTTTGTATTTTCTAAAATCTGAGTAGCTGAAGTCAATCTATAAAACCCTAAACCTTGAGCTACCACTTGATAAGCAGGATCAGTCTGTACAACAGAAAAGCCATCAGCCCAATCTGGATATGTATCTAATCCCTTGATAGCCATCCCCATGGAATAGTAATCTAATCCAAATCCTCTAGGGTTATATGTAGTTGAAGGATCTGAATTATCTAAAGAAACAAGTTTATTTGGAGAATAATTTAATTTACTTTGATTATCAGATTGACTTGTTGGATTTAATGTGTTATAATTCTCATCATCTTTAAGCTCTATCCTGTTGATGTTATCTACAACAGTAAGCTTCCTAGAGGCATCGTAATGATCAAATACCTCATGCGTTAACTCTACATCTCCACCTGTAGTAGCAGCCTTAACTAATCCTTTATAAGAACTTCCTTGAGTTAATAAACTTACCTCATCTCTCCTATTAGGAAACTCATAGTTATTAAATGGAGCAGGTAATTCAGTAGCATAAGAAGGATTATTAAAGCTATCAAATAGAACAACTCCAAAGCCTGTCTTATCACCTCTCATATTACTCTTATACATAGCAGCAGTATAAGGGTGCTTATGTCCAGCCTTACCTATCTTCTCAATAGTTGGAAAAGCAGGATCTCCAGCTTCATCAACAAATGTAACTTCTCCATTGATGTCTTTAGAGTTATACCCAATATTCATTAGATATAATCTCTCATTGAAATATCTTACAGACTTAGCTCTTCTTATTGAAGAGAACGTATCTGTTTGTTCAGCTAAATCAAGTATCTCAAGACCAGGAAAGTTAGCCTCAGCCTTATCAAATATATTTATTACATTCAATCCTACACTAATAGCAACACTACCTATAATAGCAGAAACAGGAGGAACACCATAAGCACTATCTGAATACCAAGCATCTCTTCTTACCTCTAAAAATGTAAAAGCATCTGCATTCTCACACTTAATTCTAATGTGATTACCATAATCAGTAGATGAAGCTATATTAGCAAAATCTCCATGAGTATGAGAATAAGGATATTGTGGAGAGAATTGAAAAGTCTTTCTTCTTACTACAGGTACTAATTCAGTAATAGGTGAAAAAGGAGTTCTCTCTCCCTCTACTGTTACTAATCTGTATGAATAAGAATAACTCCCTACAACGAGTCCTGTAGTTCCAAATGTAGCATCATATCCACTAGCCACAGAAACGCTCTCTTGCTTAACGAAAGCAGGCTTATATAGCTCTGAGGAAACAGGAATAGAATAGTTAGCTGGATCAAAATCTCCAAAATACTTTTGAGTACACTCTCCAGTATCTGTCATAGCAGAATTATCCATCATATCTAAAACAGATAGTACCATAGGAGATACGTTGTTATCTGTGATATAAATCTCTCCTCCTACACAACTCTCATTCTTATCGTATTGTACAGGGTAATTAAGATTAAATGGAAGTGCATCACTCATTAATACAATCTGTCCATCTATACGAATAAATGGAGGATATAATAATGGATCTGTAGAAGCCCATAACTCAATGATATGACCATTAACTTCTTGAGTCATCATACATTGATATGTCTCAGCTCCTGGTAATGGACCTGTTTCTACAAAACATCTGTTGTCTAAAGCATCATATAAAAGTTCTTCCCCTTTAATCTTCTTCTTAGCAAGGTTATTACCATCCATAGACATACTACGCATATTAAGCGCATCAACATGCTCTCCATCCTCTAATCGACCTAATATCTCTTTATTAGTATCTGATTGGATTCCTTTCTGATATGTTTTTATGTCATGTGGGTAATGTTGTTGCTTCATCGTTGTTTCTTTTTAAATGGAACTAACTTATTGAGTTTGTCTGCTCTGGCATTACAACCACAATCTTTAGCACCTACTTTCTTAGCTACAAAGTTAGCAACTTTATCCATTTGTGTAGCTTCAGCAACTCGCTTAACTACATCGCCTAATCCTTTATACTCTCTCATATTACCATTTCACTTTATCGGCCCAATAAGCCGCACTTAATTTACCTTTAGCTATATTACTAGCATGACGAGCCTTAAATCTTTTTCTTCTGTTAGCATAAGCCTCAGACTCTCCAGCTTTCTTAGGAGAACCTTTTACTCCTTGCTGTCCGAATCTAATAATCTTTTCTGTACCACCAGAACACGCTTTAACAACGTGAGACTTCTTTGGGTGACTAGGTGTGCTTCTTGGAGAATTACACTTCATTGATGATTTATCTAACTTACTCATAACCAGTAATTTACTTGTGGTACATTGATGAGATATATTCTTCCATGCTCATCTTAGCCGAAGTGTCCATAGCCTTGATTCTCTTCTTAGCTTTATTCCAAGAACCATTGGTTAAGTCCTCTAAATCTCCTTTAGCATCAACCCATAATGGTCTATACAATCTAGGGTCTCTTGACTTCATAGCATCGTAGAACTTAGTCTTTACGTAATCAACAACAGCACGTTCAAAAAATCTAGGAACAACAGGCTTATCTCCGATAGAGTTACCCATCATATTAAACTTCAATCGTATAAATGGAAATGCTTGACAATCTTTAGAAAGCATTAACAATCCATCTTCAATGTTATAATAATACTTTGGTCCGTAATATCCTTGTAAGTTTCTTGTATAAGTTCTCTGATTAGGCTGGAATATATCAGCTCCATTACTTCCATCATCCTTTACTCTTGCTGTATATCCATCTCCACTATATCTGTTATCAAACAATCTCTTCCAATAAACTACTTGAGTCTTAACAGGACTACATAAACTACCTTGATAAGCATATATCTCTCTTAGGTTAAATGTATTCTCTGGAATAGGAATTTGAAAGTTCTCTGGAATCTCATAATCAAAGATAGCAGTCAACCAAAATGTATCAATAGACAACTCCTGTAAAGCATCTTGAATCCTTGAGATGTACCACCCCTTAGGAAATCCTTTCTTATAATCAGTATCATTTACAGTAGCTGTAATCTCAGCTAATAAGTGATCTACATCTACAAAGTCGTTAGCGTTCATATCTTATATTTTATTCTGACTGTTGTTGTAATGGTGCTGCTTGAGGAGGATTGATAGCTCTATTAGCATACATCTGAGAATTTAACTCTCCTTCATCCTCTCCTTCGTTAGTTACCTCTTTAGGCATCAACATAATAAATCTACCTAACTGAAGAACTTGCATAACCAAATCTTGAATCATCTCATCTGGTAATGGAATCTCCTCATCTATATCACATAGCTTCTTAGGGTCTAAGCTTGATTTAACAGCTATCTCAACTGTCTTTACAGGAATACATTCTACTCCTAGTAAATAAAGCCTATTAACGCCTGATCCATCCACTTTGTGACCTACCCTATAGAAATATGGATTGGATGCACTAGGCTTCGTGTATTCGTCTAAATAGAGGTGTTGTACGCTTCCTAGGTTAACTCCTTGAAACCATACTTGAGCGAAAGCAGGACCTGCACAGTTACAAGTCTCTTCGTTATATGTTATATATACTACACCAGCATTATTAGGTAAGTCCATAATCTGTACTGGTAAGTCTATGTATTTTCTTCCTTTGGTATCAACTAATACAGGTATGTCATCAAATGTTGATGTAAACAAATCTGAATTAGTTGACATAGTCTGCTGTACTCTTAGCCTATTGGCCACAACCATTACCCAATAAAGGATTTGATTAAAAGTAAAGTCAGCATCATCAAATGTTGCATTGAAGTTCTTCTGTAAATCGTAAACTACATATCTATAAGTCATATTACAACACGTTTAATAATTGATTAATATCTTGAGCTGTAACTCCATATAAGTTAGTCTGGTCTCCTTGTTTGTAAGCAATGTAGTTCAATGCTTTGTCGAATAGTAATTGGAACACACTATGAGGAAAATTAATCTGATCTGCTAGTGTTACAATTTGGTCTGGTTTCTTAGCCCAGAATATAGTTACTTCTTTATTACTTACTGAAGGTCTAATCTCTAGCTCTTGAGTTCTAAATCCAGAAGTTGTTTGCTGATAATTGATTGGAGTCAAATAAGCGTATAACTTTAAGTCATCACATATCTGGTCTCCTTGATAACCTGCTTCAAATGGATTACCATAGTTGGTAGCCCATTCTTCTAAGTTTAATCGCTTACAAGAAGTCTCAGCTGATATATGTAGCTTATTATTTAAGAAATAACTTCTCGTAGCATCTGGAGTAGCAGGAGCAGGAACACCTGTTATATTCCTTGTAATTGGTTTAGGATATACAGCCAATATTGACCATACTTCAGAAGGAAATATCTCTAGAGAAACCCTTGAGGTGTCACTTGTTAGAAACACCCCAGAGGTTGATAATTCTCTAAAAAATTCCTCGCCTATTTTGTCTTGACCATACGCAGAATTAACCACCGAAGTTAGCCACTTCACAGCTGCATTTATAGCAGGGATAATATCCATATCATCTCTATAATGATCTGAGTTCTCCGCATCTAATGCAAATCTTAACTGGTTTCTTAATTCTAACGCTGTAAACATTTTAAGCTATAGTTTTTTCAATTATACTTCTTCCTGTACCCTTATCTACAAGAGATTTCTGAATACTTCCGTACAACATCCTTTCGTGTTGTTCAATAGAACGCTTAGCCATCTTCTCAACAAGTTGTCGTCTCATATTCTCAGGACTCTGAGATACAGGGATTCCTTCTTGCTGTGATCTTGATATAACTTGTATATCAGATAAACGAGAAATAGCAGTTTGTGCCTCTACCATTTTCTGCGCCCATGTAGCATCTACATTCATTGCTGATTCAACGTTCTCAAAGAAAAGTATTCCATACTGAGTATGATTACGTAAGTAATCTACTACTTCCTTAGAATGAACCACTACAGAAGATACAGATATTACTTGTGTCTCTTTACCTCTCTTTCTCTTTGTTCTAATTACAGGCTTGAATCTAATAGCTCCTTGCGGTGGTATCATTTCAATACCTCTTCTCATGTCTCCATGAATAGAGAACTGATAAGAAAAAGCAAAGAATACTATAGGATTCTCTAACCAATCATCCTGTAAATACTGAACGTACTCTAAATCTTCATCTAACTCTTCTTTATCTTTATTCAATTTTAATTTAGAAATCTGAGAATTAAACATACTCATCATACGCTCCTCAGCATCTTTCATCATCTTTTGAACAGCAGATAAAGAAAAACTAGGTTCTTTCTCTTCTTTTACTTCGTTGTTATCATCAAACAACTCTACTTCAAATTCTACTGGAGCATCGTTTTGCTCCTCTTTGGATGTTGCCTGGAATATTGATTCTTCAACTTTAGGCGACACCTCTTCTTTCTTTTTAATCGGCATAATAATAATTTTAAAATAAGAAAAAAAAGGGGGAGATTTACTCCCCCTAATCATATATTAAAGTGTTACATCAAGGTAAGCACATGCAAGAGGGTTGTTAAATTTAACACCCATGTTACAATCTACCCACACATCTCCGTAACGCTTAGGAACTCCATCCTCTAACTTCAATGTATCTCCAGAACGCTCACCCCAAAGTTGTACTCTCTTAATATTTTTCATATCAAGGATAACAATTTTGTTAGCAAAAGAACCAGGATAAGAAGCAGCATCCTCAAATCTCTTGTAAGGTACAAGAACGATACGAGAAGAACCAAGGTTGATTTCTTTCAAGTTCAACAATGCGATCTCATCATTAGGAGCATAACGAGTTAATTGCTCTTTATAAGCTAATGATAACAATCTGTGAATACGTGGAGTCATGTAAGCCATACGAGCTTGTCCATAATCACCAAATTCAGAAGAAAGAACCATATCTTCAAAAGCATCTACCAAAGTAGCAGCAGTAGCAACAGCATTTGGAGAACCAGCCTCAACCATAGAAGTGTAAACACCACCAGTTGTTTTAGCAGGAGTACCATTAGCAGTTACAACCTCACCTTTTTGACCTACCCAAAGTGCATTGGAGATGTCAATTCTGTGTTGGTTAAACATTGCATTTCTTTCCATCTCTAGGAAGTTAGCAGTAGTACCCATGTTTTTCAACTTGTGTAATTCAACTTCAGAGTAACGGATAGCTTTGTTAAACAACTGAACGTAGTTTACTCGCTCAATTGTAGAAGCACGAAAATACTGAGCAAATCCCTCAGAACCATCATGGTCTACAGTAGATACGTTAGCCAATACATCACCAATAGCTACAGCTGGTAAAGTATCACCATTGTAAGGAGAAACTGTAATAGTTAATAAAGATGTATCTACAGCTACAACACTACCTTTTTGTCCGTTAGGATAAGAGATAATTGTGTTAGTAGAGATGTTATCTACAGAAGCAACATTGATAGTTTGCGTAGTAGGATAAGATACTGTAGCTGATACAGCTGTTACTTGAAGTGGCTCACGTTGGTAGCCCATTTCTTGGAAGAAAAATTCATCAGAGTTCACAGTCTCAGCAGGAACCATGTTCATCAATTTCAAATCCATGAACTGTTGTGGAGCTGCATCAAAGATAGCTCTGTTTGTTAATTTCTGAACCAACAATGAGATGTCGTGTCCATACAAGTTAGCATACTCAGACCCAACGGAGTTGTAATTCTGGTTTGCGAACTTTGCGCTTGTTTCGTTGTACAAAGACATAATTTAATTATTAAACGGTTTTACAAAATATTAAGCGTAAGGGTCATTTTTGAACATTGATGACAAGTGCTGTACTTCTTTAGCATTAAAGCCTTGGTTCTCACCTGCAACTTTCTGCTTTCTAATCTGCTTAGCACTAGTATCAACTATTCGTTGATTAGCCTTACTTTCGCCTTTACGCTCAGCCATTTTCTTAACCGACTCCAGCATCTTCTTTCCGTACACAGCGTATGCAACTAACTCTGCTGCATCTTCATTGTACGAACCATCTGCCTTTGTAAACAAATTATCAATCTTCCCCTCAACCAAGACATTCCTAATCTTTGCGATTTCGGTCTTACTGAAGTTAGGGTAAGCCTTACTTAGATTTTCTACGGAAAGCAAAGCACTCTTTTTCATCATCTGAAACTCGTTCTTCTGACGTTGAGTGAATTGCTCACGCTCTTCATCTAACGCTTGTTTGTCCGTATTGAACATTCGTTTAGTTGAGCCTGCTAACAACTTTATGCGATCATCAAAATCCTCCTCGTCAATCTTCCCATCTTCCAACTTTTCGAGTAATTCATCATACTGTTCGCTTAAATAATGCTGAACAAGGTTCTCAGGGTCTTGGCGAGTAAAGTCGCTTGAGAAGTCCAGTCTTTGAGTTTGATTAAATGCTCTAGTATAATCATCCCCATTCGCCCACATACTAACAGCTTGTCTGATTTCTGGTGGCATTGCTTGTAAGTCAGCAGTCAATAAGTCAAGTTCACGCTTCAATTCACTAGACTCTTGAGCCTGGTTTCTCCACGTATCAGCTGAAGAAAAGAATTTAGCTACATCCTTTACACCATACTTAGATTCAATGAACTTCTGCATATCTCTAGTAGGCTCGAAAGTTAATTGTACTTCCTTCTCTACTTTAGTCTGCTTAGTGATTCCAAAGATGTCATCATCCTCATCTTCACTATCATCATCTTCATCCTCGTAGTCCTCATCATCATCCTCGTCTGCCTCGCTTGACTGACTGTTTGTACCTCTGGTAGCAGCCATCAAGTCTTTGTACTCTTGCGAGTTTGCAAAAGCGTCATCCATGCTCGCTAATGCCTCAATTTGCCGAATCTGATCCTCCATCTCAGGGGTGATTTCACCCCCTGTGGCTTGTCCATCATCAACAAATCCTTCCGAATTGTCAATCATACGTATTTATTTTGCTTCAAATTTAACATATTTTTTAATATACTACTCTTGAGGTGGCATTTTTTCTTGTAAATCTACAGATAATTTAGCCGCTTCTCTTTCACTTTTAGCTCCTTCTTTCAATGCTATCTTCTCCATTTCCTGCTGATGAGCCATCTGTTGTTGTCCAACTTGCTGCTGTTGAGCTGCTTGTTGTTGCTGCATCATTTGATCCTGCATATTAGCAGATTGCTGTAAGCCTTGCTCAATACCTTTTTGCTGAGCATCAACAGCCATGTTCTGAGCTTGCATTTTTAATCTGTTATAATTTCTCAACTCTCTAGCGATAATGTCTGGGCTAGCTCTATTGAATAGATTAGAGAAGATTACTTGGTCTATTAAACCAGCTTGTAGTAAAGTAAATAGTAATTGATTACCTGCATTTACTCCAGCCTCAGCAGATTCAGAACGCTTGATAAATATTCTGTAGTCCTGTAACAAATGACCTTCTGTAAGTGTTATATTCTGTAAGCCCTTATCTCCTACCATCATAGCAAGTTTACGAGGATTATCATAATAAACAGCTTTACCTACTGTAGCCATGTGTTCGTATGCTTGCTTTAAGATAGATGTTAAGGCCCAATAGAAAGGTTCTTGTACTAATGAACCTCTTTGTATTTGAGCTTCTACTACACCTACTAACATATCTCCACCACCTTGAGTACCTGTCATAGCCTCGTTCACTCCTGTAACATCTTGAATAGACTGTTGGATAACGCTAACAGCCTGGAACATCTGTAGTGTACCTTGACCTATGTTTGTACCATAAGTGCTAATAGCATTCTGTACTGAACCTACTCTATCCGTATCTACGAAGATTGGCTTAGATGCGTTAATATTTCTTACTACGTCTGCTTCTCCATCTCTGTCATCTACAGCAGATTTAGATATAACAGTACCTGTACCCCTCATGTTTGACATTTGAGACTCTACTACAGACAATGTTCTGTTTAAGAATCTTTGTGGGTCTATAACATCATCAAGAGGCGTAAGTACCTCTCCACGATCATATACCCATGTGTAACACTTATAAGGCATTTTAACATTAGATGGGTCATATAAATTCTTTTCTTGATAAGGCAATATACCATGCTCTAATAGAATATCTCCATCAGCACTACCTAACTCCTCAGCAGGAATCATTATAGCGTAACGAAGGACATCTACGTATATGGTATGCTTTTTCTTCTTTCCTAATTCTTCTTTATGCTTCTCTGTTTGTGGCTCAATTAAATCTTTATCTGTGTAGTTAGATTCTGGATCGTTAATCATTACGTATTGAGGATAACCAAAATCATCCATTACCCATCCATATTCTTTTCTTTCTACATCTTTCCAATATACTTCATATACAGGAATCTTTCCACCTGGCTGCATATAGATACCATTAACAATCTTATGCATGATGTTAGAACGATTATTCTTACCATACTCCTCAATAAGTAATCTCTCCTCTTGAGTTAAGTGTTCGTATGTCTCGTATATACTTGAAGCATCTAAATAATACCACTCTCCCATGTGTTCAGCATCTGATAAGTCTGGCTTAGTAGCTGACATATCCCACATAAAGAATAATGGATTAACAGATTTAGCCATGTAGTTATCATTCTGCTCATATCCTTTGTAGATACCTAAACCACAAATAGCAAGGTTACGAGTAATCTGTACTTTTAATTCATCAATATTAACCTCTGTAGCGATGTATTCGATGAGGTTGTTGATGTCTTGTTCATATTCCTCTACGAAAGTGTTGTAGAACAGCTCTTCTGTCGTTACAGCATCATCTGTGATAGGAGCATTCTCTTGTATAATATCTTTAAAGAATGGAAAATCATCTGCTATCTTCTGTAATACACGTAATTTCTTAATCTCTTCTTCTCTTTTGTTTATCACAAAATCAGAGATACATGTAGCTTTAGCATCGAATCCTAAACGAATAGCGTTACCAATGTATTGTTGTACCATTGGCTTTATAACGTTCTTGGTCCACTTCAATCTGTTTCTGATGTCTCCAGACTCATCTAAGAAGAAAGCTTCTACATCCTCGTCAAATATCCATTGGCCATCTTGACCTCTAAAGAAAGACCAGTTAACAATACATTTGTTTATGAATTGTCTATAAAGGAAATTACTCATTGAAGATAATACATACTTAGCATAGTCTCTGTGATATGTTTTATCTTTTACTCTGGTAAGCTTATTTGGTCTTACTCTATTTTGGCTGAACATGTAACTCATCGTAGTACATCATTTATTTTAACAAGGATCTCTTTCTTCGTCTTTCTATCTTTAATCTTAACTCCATAAGAAGTCTCTAATCGTTTAACCATATCTGGTAGCTCTTCATGTATCTTAACTAGTAAGTCAGTATATTTCTTCTTCTCATCTACTTCCATTGTAGCTAATTCATTAGAACCTACTACAACCATTTCATTAAGAGTTTCAAACATATACTCACTTAACAACTTTGCTCTAAGTCTATACTCTGGATTAAACTCTTCCATCTTCTTTATAGCTTCTTTAATCTCTACAGGTATATCTCCATCTACTAAAGCCTTTAATTGTTTCTGTTGGATATAACTCTTTCCATAAACAATCTCTAATGCTCTATTCAATCTCTCTCTCTTATCGCTCAACTTGTATAAAGGACTTGTTCTGTTTCCTAATAACCAGCAGAGTCTTACTTCTTTTGCTTTAAGGTTTTTAAACTCATCTATCTGAGCTAGTTCTGGATATTCTATTCTTAAATCATCTCCAGACTCTAAACCAAAAAGTATAATTTCAGCTTCTTTTTGTGCCATACATTTAATAAAAAAGGGTAGAGAAATTAATCCCTACCCCACAAAGATAATAATTTTTCAATTATACAGCTGGACAACCTAAATAATCCGCTACAGGAGTGTAAGAACCATCCAATACAGAAGTTAATTTAGTAACTGTTGCACCAGTTCCACCATTTGTGCTATTCAAGTAAACTAAAGAAGTAGCATTTCTGATTACACCTAGTCCAGATACAGCATTGTGACGAATCACGCTTCTGTGTAGGATAATGTATCTGTTGTAAGTTCCAGAAACAATAGTAGAATTAGGAATATAACGTAAAATCTCAGTAGTAGTTCCAACTGGAGCAACCCATGCAGTAAAGTCAGTAATCATAGCAGGAGTAATTCCTGGTACGCTAGTCTCAACAAACAATGGACCCGCTAAAGCAGAATCAGCAGTAATAACCAACTGACCAGCACCTGCATCAACAGCTGAAAAATAAGCTAAAGGATCAGAGTTAATTCTAGCTAAGAAAGCATCTAATAATTCTTGAAAAGTTGGAGTTCCATCCACAGAAACTGTGTAAGTTCTTGGAATGTAAACCGCTTTAGTCTCTTGACCTCCTCCGAAGAAGTTTTGAACGTAAGGAGCAGAAATAGTCAAACTGTAAATACTATTAGCTACTAAAGTAGCAGCACTTAAATCCACCTGCTTTACGTTAGCAGTACCTGCTGTGTAAGCATTGTAACGAAAACCTAACAAATCAGATGCTTTAAGAACTATCGCATTAGCTCCAGACTCATCTTTAATTGTTAATACTCCGTTGTCTAGCACTACGTCAGCAGCAGCTACAGGGGTGTTCAAAACTGATATTCCATCAAGCTCTTGAACCCTTGGTAATTTGTAATTAAAATTCATTTTTAAAAAATTTAGTCACCGATATTTCTATCTGTGTAGTTAATAATAAAACTTAACACTGTGTTAAATCCTGACAAAGATATAAAAAATTTTTAAAGTTGATTTTTTGGAAACAAAGATTAAGATTAAATTATAATTTATTATGATTTAATTTTATTTTTTGTTTATTTTTTTTTCTCTTTTTTTTCTTTTTAGATTATGTATAGAGTATATATATAATATATATACGAATATATATAATCGTTTTTCTTTTTTGATTAATTCTTTTTTTGGTTCTTTTTTTCTTATTAAACTTTTTTCTTTGTTTTTCTTTTTTTTCTCTTTTAAGTTTTAAATCTAAAAAAGTGTTAAAATATTTTTTGGTTAGAAATTGTTTTATAACTTTGCTTCATTCAATTACGGTTTTTAACTGTTTCCGTAAAGTGAGTTTTTCATTATTTTTGGAAAAGAGAGTGAAGGTTAGTAGCTCTCTTTTTTTGACTAGAGTTCTTTGATTTTAAATATTGTTCCCGAAGTACAAGGGATCGTAGCTCAGCGAGCGGTTATAACGTGTAGGGTTTCTTGCAGGCCGCACCAGTCGCTCCTGGATCGTATGTCAGGCGAAGTTGGCAACTCTTACGGGTCAAGAGAAAAGTTGCATTTTTGAGTTTAAAAACGCTGATGGAAACATTGAAGAGTGTAATGCTAGCAGCTCAGCAGGTTAAGCGTGTCCTGATGGCCAAGTAGCTTAGTGGTAAAGCCCGACCTTTTAAGTCGGAGAACACAGAGTTCGATTCTCTGTCTTGGAGCAAAAAATTTTATATGTATCAATTAGTAACTGAGCTTAACAAGTTCAACAACGTGGTTTTTAATGAAGAGGACCATTCGTATTACCTTAACTTTAAAAGATGTATATCTACAACAGAACTTATAGGCCGATATAAGAAAAAGTTTGAAACGGATATAATGTCTAGCCTAGTAGCTAAACGTGATGGTAGAACTAAAGATGATGTTATAGCTGAATGGGATGAGAAAAGGATAACATCTCAAGTGAGAGGTACAGAGCTTCATAAATGTGCTGAGCTAATGTTTCAAAGTAAAGGATATAAACCAGATTCTATTGTAACAAATAAGCTATACAAAATGTTACAGCAGTTTCATGCTCAGTACAAGGATATATTAGCTTTAGTAAGAGCAGAGCTTGTCGTAGGAGATGATACCTGGGGTGTATGCGGAATGCTTGACAAACTGTTTTATAATACTATTGAGGATGAACTTCAGATATGGGATTACAAAACAAATAAGGAGATTAAGACCACAAGTAAGTATAAAATGATTAACGGATTGAATCATCTTCAAGAGTGTGAATTTAACACTTACTCATTACAATTGAGTATCTACAAAAAAATAATTGAGAAAAACACCAATTTAAAAATTGGAAAATCATATCTTTGCTGGATTAACGAAGAGAATGATTCTTATGAGATAATAGAAACTAAGTTTTTAGATGCTGAATCTTCTCTAATATTAAATAGTAGAGTAGATGAGTACAACTTCAGCTTATTCGAGTAATAAACTCAGTCAAGTAATAAAAAACGAGACACCACACTTTATAACAAAGTCATTTGTTAAGCCTAGATTTGATTACGATAGACATAAGACAGAATATCATATCTATTGGTACAACTCAAAGAATCCAATGTTTAAAGATACTCCTAGGTATAAATATTTATCTTATAAAATAATGAATAAGAGAGAGAAGAAATATTTTGAGGATATACTAGAGCAATATACTGAGGTAGCTAATAACAAGTATGGTAAAGTTTGGGAAAATAAAAAACTAGGGTTCGATAAAACCCTAGTTAAGAATAATCAAATAAGATTAGATATTTAGTTACTCAGCTTCTAACGCTTCAACTTTTGCTGTAAGCTCTTGAATTGCTTTAACTAATATAGGAATCAATTTACCATAAGAAGCTTCTAGTTTCTCTGGATTCTCTTCGTAAACTAATTTTAATGTTTCAGCTAATTCAGCATCCTCTTGAGACTTTTTCAAATCTTGAGCGATAAACCCAAAATCTTTAATATCTCTTTTATCTTCATTGTCTCTATCGTTCCAAACAAAAGAAACTGGCTTTAATCCTTTTACGAAATTAAGACCTACAGGTAGTTCTTCAACTTCTTTTTTGTCTCTAGCATCAGAAAGAGAGGTAATTGATGTTACATTACAACGAAGTACTGTATGTGAAGTATTTCCTAAGGTTATAGAGTTTGATGTGGTCGGTGTGGATGCTTGAGCATTATGTCCGATAATAATGTTGTTTCCTCCAGTTGTCAAGTTTGAGCCAGAAAAAACACCGATAGCTTGATTGTTTATTCCTGTAGCTCCATCTGCATTTAATAATGATCTCCATCCTATGGCTATGTTACTTCCAGATGATACTCCATTTTTTAAAGATTCTGGACCTATAGCTACAGCAGGACCATTTGTATTAAATCCGCAGCTACTCATAGATTCATTACCAATAGAAACACTACCTGTAATTGAGGAACTACTAGTAATTCCAGATCCTATTTTTACATGTCCAGCTGCGGTTTCATACTTAAATACAGTATCTCCAATTGAATTGATAATTTGAACATTATCATTATCTCCTACTAGATTAGGGCCTGCATAATCTAAAGGCGCTATTACATTTACATCTAATTGACTCATCTTATTTTATTTTTAATTAATTACACAATTGTTAAAGTTGTTCCAACAGGAATAGTCAATGTTGAACCTGCACACATTGACAAAGGACCTGTAAATTCAAAGTTAGCGTTATTTGGTAAAGTAATATCATCTCCGATACAACCTACTACTCTAAAGCCATTAGCCCATATAGAAGCACCAAGAACTTGTTGATTACCATTACCTGAGTTAGACTCATTTATTAAATATTGTAAATCCTCTACAATATTAGTCTCCATAAAGTTTTGCTTATTGCCAAACTGTCGGATGTAAGATTTTTGAATATACGGCATCTTATTTTTTTTTTACAAATATACTATAAATTTTAATCTAATATTTTTAATACCTTTCCTGTTGATTTATCAACTCTTGCTTTCTTCATTCTATAATTCGTCTCTTTATTCTGAATATAACGTATTTCTACATTAGCTACTCCACCTTCAGTTTTTACATTCTCTGGCTCATACCTAGCGTGAGCTATACTATTGATATAAGCAAATGTTATAGCGAAGATGCTGTCATCATAATCATACCTAGGGTCAGCTGCCTGATACCTTGTCTGTCTATGACTATTCTGACTCTTTAAATCTTTCTCTACAAACGTCTTTAGCTGCTCCCAGAACCATGGTATATCAATATTGTACATATACGCCTCTAAAAGCTCCTCTAACTTAGCTATAATACGTGGTGCTGTGTTAGCCTTATTCGATATACCAAACCATTTACCTCCATGCATCTGAAAATACTCTGGCAACTGTGCGTTAGCAGTAAACTTACTCTTAAATCCATGTATTTCCTGGAAATCCACATGCATATCTCCGATGTTATTCTCCACAAGCTCCTTAACACCACCTCTTGCTATCTGATCGTAGTATAAACTCTGTAATAACACCTGTAGATACGTCTGTTTGAACTTTCTATCCCTATGGAATACCACAGATGACACAGAGTTAGTAAGCGAATCCCATATAGCACTACACATCATGGAGTGTCCTGTCTCTGAGTTGATGGGGTCAGTACCTTGATACCACCTATTCTTCCATTTCTCCCCTGGCTCTGGATGATGAATCACTACAGCTGAGGTAGATACATCTTCCCTAGACCCTGTAGACACCCATTTAGCTCCTACAATCTTATATTCAGTAATCAAATCTGGCGTAGGGCGTGTCATATCCATTATAGGCTCAAAATAACCATAGTCTAGTGGTTTATCATGTCCATAAATCTCATTTAAACGCTGATTACAGGTATGAATAGGTACTAAAGTACGTGATTTACGTAAGAACATGTCATCAATAGTGATAGGATAATGCTGATGGAACTGAACCTTAGCAATCTCCCCTTTCTTCGTTCCTTCTAGTGCCAAATAAGCCTTTCTCTCATTATTAATGTGAGCATCATTAACACCTCGCCTTGCGTAAGCATTAAAGAATAGAGGTATAATACCATATTCATAGTTTTTCTCTTTCCATTGTTTTAGACACATCTTAAATTCAGACTCGAATACAGAACCCCCTCTATCCATCTCTCCACCTGTACCCCATGCTAGGAACTGTTGCTGCATAGTCATCTTACCAGAGTCTGGGTTATACTTAAATAAGGCAGGCCTACCCTCACGCATCATCTCACCAAATATCTCAAATAAACCAATCTCATCAATGAATACAGCTGATGGAGAACCACCATTGATAGCATCTACAGCTGGAGTATCTACCTGGAAACGTGATGCACCACCATCTTCTCTACCTTTCTTGTCTCCTTTCTTATCGAATGACATCACCTGGTCAGTCCAGTTCTTAACCTCTTGAGCTATTACATCAGGTAGTTTAGTGTATGTCCACTTAACCTTATCCCTAAATATCTCCACACCCTTATCTTTAGAGTGAGTAACAAACTTAATGAAGTATGATTTATTGAAGTTTACACGTTTCATTCCTGCTAGACACATGGTAGTAGTAAAACCAATCTGTCGGGCCTTACCAATCATAAGAGAATAACCACAGTCGAATAAGAATAGTAATACTTTCTGAGCATCCCAGGCTTGATATGAAAGCATACCATTCTCAGCCCTATCTTCTTTGATATATCCGTACTTATTACAGAAGTATAAGGTGTTATCCTTACATCGTTGTATCTCTCGTAGAAGCCACTCTATCTGGTCATCTTCTGTGTCGTAATCTAGTATGTCGGAATAATCTTGAAGCCATAGGTCTGCTTGCCTACAGTAGATTTCAAATGGCTCGTGATAAATCTTATTCTGCCATCCGCTATTAATTGAATCTATCCAATTAACAAATGATTGTGGATAATCAAATTCAGCATGTGAAGGTTTCCATTCTTCTGTGCGAATTTCGAGTACCTCTTTATTTCTTTTACTCATGTCGCAAATTTAGTAAATATTTGCGACAAAAGAAAAGCCCACATTCTTTAGTGGGCTTAGACTTATGACTATCTCATCATAAGGGGGCGTATTAATATCCCTTATCTCTTGTAGTAGCTTCAGATTGCTTAGCGGCTATGTCATCAGAAGTGTAGTAACCTGTATCAGATTTCTTCTTATTCTTCTTCATCCACTTAACCTTCTCGTAAGCCTTCTGAACTAACTTAGGATCTATGCCTGACGTTTTGTTAAGCATTAGTTTATTTTTGTGTCTTTTATTTTTCTTGATACAATATTCCCAGCTTGATTGTATCTCTCTTTCTCTACACGTTTTCCTCCTCCAGGCATGCTATAAACTTCTTTTACTTTTTTACCTCCTCTAGATTCAATACGTTTTCCTTGAACTTCTTTACCATCAAATTCTTTTGAAACGCTAGATACATTTCTACCGTATGATTTAGCTTTCTCAACAGCAGCATTTAATTTAGAAGGAAGATCTTTTCCTGGCACTTGAGACATAGGTTTAGTAGCCATTGTCTTAGGGCGGTCTTTATAATCTTGACTTTTTTTCATACCAAATCTAGCAGCTTCATCATTAGTAGCAGGCCTAGTAACTTTTGTTAATTTGTTTTGCAATTTAACTTGTCTCATGATTTTTTCTTTTTAAATTTAGACATAAACTTTTCTTTTTTTTTCTTCTTTCTTAGACTCACCTTTCTCGTGTTTCATTTTGTCTTTTTTAGAAGAGTACTTTTCTTCAGCTTCAGATCCCATGTATTCTGACATCATAGCTTTTTTAAGTGCATTTCTTTTCATTAGATTAATTAATTCTGTTAAACTTTGTTTTTTGCTTTAAAGTCTGTTTACCGCTTTTTATTTCTTTTTCAATTCCACCTGGAGATGTAACTCTTTTTATTTCTTTAGCTCTTTCTTCTTTATAGGCTGGGCTGTAAACAGTTCTATCACTTGCGGTAGGACGTTCATATTTACTTGGATTATAACTATATCCTACAAAATCTTTTTTACCAAAATCTTTGTTTCCATAATTAGCGTCTGATTTTTGTCTTTTGTATTCTTTATTCCATAAAGCTTGTTTTTTATTTCTTTCATCTACAGCAGCTTGAATAGGGGCAGGTTTTTTTGTTTTAGTAGATGCAGGTCCATCATTAGATGGCTTAGAGCTATTAGCTTTGCTTAAAGCATTACCAATAAGTTTTTTTAAATTTGCCATTGTATTTATTTTTAATTAGTCGCAGTATTTTTTATCTTTAGTATTCTTGTACATTAATTTGAAAGCTACCTTTGATGTAGGAGCTTCATCTTTCAACGTAGGAGCAGCAGCAGGTCTCCCCTCTACTCTTCCTTTGTCAACGTAGCTTCCATTCTTTTTCGGATTAGATGCCCAATATTTCTCTTTCATAATCAATTTTTTGTCAAAGATATAAAAATATTTTAAATGAAATTATCTACCAAATGTGAAAAAGTTTACAGCTACATCATACGCCTGGTGTAACAGTTGTATATGATGTTCCTCCTTATCCTTATCGTCAAACACAATTCTAACAGTAACCTGCTTCTTCACGAATAGGAACATCTCTACTACGCCACACATCTCTTCTATCTGAGCATTTATTCTCATAGCGGAAATTTATGACTGTCAACTTGTTTAAGTACTTTTTTATCTCCATCTACTTTTATATGCTTATAGTCAATGGTAAGTATTCTACCTCCTACAGGTTTAGGTGGCGCACCTCTCTCCACATGCCACCCCTTACTACCATCCTGATACTCTTCCTTATATGTTCCAGTAAGCATAAGGTGAATATCCTTCAATACATTTCTATATCCAATTTTAGAACTATGGTCAATAGTATCTCTCACATCATTACGACAGCTGTTCTCATGTATATGGCCCATAGTAAATACATCGAATCCTTCATACATCTCTAATGCCCTGGTAAGGTTCAATGCGCCTTTGGTTACTACACCTCCACCACCAGATCCATGGAAATATTTAATCTTTATACAAGACCTTGACGTACCATGAAGTGTTGATCTAGCAACAAGCCATCCACCATATCCTCCTGTATAAACATTAGTATTATTCTTATAGTTTAGTAAGTCAACAAATCTCTGTAATACATCAGTCTCCTGCCACTTAATAATTGCTGTATTTCCAGAAAAAGCAACTTTACCGTCAATTCTAGTTACAAAACATCCAGAAGGCATATTCAAACAAAATACTTCACCACTATATTCTTCGTGATGAATTTTTGCTTTTTTGTTCTTAACTATACCCTCAGAAATTCTAACATGGTATTGAAGTTTAGCGTTATCAAATCCAGATGCATTTATCTTTTCTTTAAATGTACAGTTCCATCCGTTCAATACGCACATCATTTGAACAACATTTACATCAGATTTATTAGTAGTATTCCACTCTATTGTATTAGAATTAGCTTTATGTCCATCGGTTCTTTCTAAAGCATGTAAAAAAGATTTGAAATTTTCTTCATGTATATTAGAGAACCAAATAGGAAGCTCTTTTACCCCCTCTAATTCTTTATATAAATCCCTAGCGTAATCTCCGTATATTCTAATGTAATAAGGTTGTAACTTGTTTAACTTACTCTTAGTGGCCTCTTTAAAAGTATAAGGTATGTTACATCTTTCTAAAACAGATTTTATATATTCTATCTTCTCTGGCTTACTTATTTTGAATTGTATTCTTTTTTTAGTATGCGTAGGATTGTATTTAGAGTGATCTACAATAGTAGCATCCATAACTATACAAGTTATTAACTCTATCATTGAATTATCAGAAAGAGCCAGCTCATTATTGAATATCCTTTTATGAGGGAAATCAACATCACACATTTCAGTAATATCTTCTGCATTCACTTTTTTCATATCGTTATACATAACAGCATGCTTGCCAGATACTACTTGTTTTGTGTATGACCCTTCTATATGCACTAGCTTATCAGCGTGCTTAGAAACTAAAGCATTAGGCTTTTCAAAGTAAATAGATTTATCATTAAATGTAGCTACTGCATCGTCTAGAGTAATATATTTTATGTTTTTCCATCCGTTAGACGTGAGAACTTCTGTATCTGGTCGGTAGCATTCATGATTACCATATCCCACAACAGTCATTAGATGAGCATACGGACTAAACCACTCAACAGCTGTTTCTACGATGCTATCTAGGTACTTAGCGTTATTATGCTCTGGGCGTATATCACTCTTATTACCTCTTCTATCTCCTTTACCCTGCATTAGGCAAAAGAAATCCCCATTAAACATAATAGGGATGTTCTCTGATACGCAATAGTCTAAGTGTTTCTTTAATAAATCCCAATCACATTTAGGATTATCCCAATGTATATCTGATAGCATAGCTATCCTGGCTTTATGTCCGTCTAATTTTATCTCGTGGATATTCTTAGCGTGTTTAATTACATTCATTTAATTATATTTAGTTTGAAGTCTCTCTTTGGAAAGTCATTCTCATATTTTTGAGTTGTTATAAATAGACTCTTTATAGACCCCCTGTAAAAGTAAACTGGATTAACCATGTATGTTCTTTTATTTTTTACGACTACAAATCTAATAATATCTTTCTCACATAGCGTTCTAAGTGACTTAATTAAGAACTTCATGTCTGTACCTAAAGCTCCATGTAAATCTCTAACAGACCATTCCTTCAACTTATTGTCATAACCCATGTTCTGAGCGAAGAAGGTAAGTAGCCTATTAGTTGACTTGCTAAGCTCATTTATTAAATCTAATCCTTCGGCAAAGGTAAGAAAGTATCTCATACGCTTTCTTTTAAGAAGTTGTTTAAGTACTTCCTGTACGTTATCATCGTAAGGGTGCGCCAATGGAACTATGTTACCATACTTATCCTTGTAGAATAGCTCCAGGTCTTTTTGTTTATAGAAGCTAATCTTATCAGCCTCCATTAATATCATATCATAAAGTAAATTACTCATCTTCTGAATGTCTTAGTGTTACAAAATCAAATCTATTGTCATCCATGTTAAATACTATGGCAGGATGGCCGCCCTTAGAATGATGTCTACGCATATAAAGCTCTAATGAATCCATTAACTCATTAGTTAAATTATCATCCTGTAGCGTTAACCATACTAACCCTTTTAAAGTAATCTCATACCTTTCTTGTTCTTCACTCATTTCTTTCTATTATTAATTATTGATTCTACATTTAACTTAACCTTCTTGAGATAAGCTATACTTTCTTTATGCTTAACATGCTCATAGAAGATAAGACCATTCAAGGCCCTACTAAACTCCTCTATATCCATACTCCCCTTCAACTTATTACAGTCTCCACAGGAAGGCATCTTATTATCATTACTTAACTTACCTCCTCTGCTTTTAGGATAAAGGTGATCTAAAGTTCTGCTGTATTCATCAATAGGACACTTACAGTAAGCACATACATCTAGGTTAACACCATTCTTAGTAAATCCTCTCATACTCTTTCTTGTTTACAGTAAACTATCTAGTGTAAACACTATATCTTAAATCCTATCTCACTAGTCATCTCACTGATGAACTTAGCACTGTTATCACTAACTACTCCTGACTCTACACTTACCCCATCACTTAATCCATCAAGATAAGCCTCTATAGCTACATCTACTATTAACTTCTTCATATCATCACTGAGAGAAGCTATTACCTTATAATCAATTATCCTTTCCATATTTAATTCAATTTACTTGTAAAAAAAGCACCACATTCATTACATAAATAAGATTCTACAGGTTTATTCTCTTTGGAATAATCATAGTTGACATGGATGTTTTCAGATTCATTACAATTTGGACAACATATCCCTGATTTAAAATTTAATAATTCTTTTTTTACTTGTTGCCAATATGTTTTTTGTTTTGGAGTTGGCTTATAAAGAAATTCATCAACTAAAATAAATAACATTTTTTTAGATATTCTTTTAGATACATCAACGAAATGTTGATCTTCATCATCAACAAAAACCTGATACATTTTATCAAACAATTCTTTTGCTTTTTCTCTTGGTGTCATTCTATTGTGATTTAAAGGTTTCGTTGTAATATTGTCTCCTGTAATTTTCACTACCCTCATAATGTGCATCATTAATTTGCTCCTTCTCCATTTCTTTTGCTTGTTGTAATAACAATGCTATATCATAAAATAATTGATCGGGAAGTTCTGTGTATATTTTATTTATTTCATGTCCTAACCATTCTACTGCTGTTTGCTTACTCATACTACTAATTTTATTTATTATAATCCACAGTGACCAGAATCACAATCCCCAAAGTCATCATCAAACAAATCCAATTGTAATCTATGTTTCTTTATTCTTTCGTAAGTTATACCACTCTTAAATGTACACTCATTCTCTTTCTCTTGATTAATAAACCAATCAAATTTATTAGGAGCTTTCTCGCTTATATGCTTTAAAAACAATTCACTTCTATGAAAGCACCCAACACAATTATTCTTATAAGCAAATCTAACAGGCCTACCCTTCCAATACTCTTCAATAGTATCTTTAAATGTAGGATTGTTTATCAAAGGGAATACAGCCTTTCTATAAGGCAACTCCTTCCACTTATTCCTACCATTCTTTTCTCCTACCTTGAACTTAAAGTTTTCTACACCATCAATAGCTCTTTCAATCATTTTATTAGCCCTACTCAATTCATTAGCCCTAAATCCTATTCTCATCTCTACAGGTAACTCAGTGTTATCATAACACCATTGAGCAATAGGCTTAACCTTCATATCAGTAGTGCAATATCTTGTCATTTGATTAGGTAAATAATTTTTACCATTAGCCATTCTTTTTCCAGTATTAATAATCTCTTCAAAAGTCTTATCGCTTAACCATATTATCTCCTTGCCAATATATTGCTCAAGATCTAACATAGTATAAATAATCTCATCCATCTCTAACGTGCCAATGAACTCTTTGCCTATCCTATCAGATACTATCTGTCTTACCTTAGCATCAGGAAACATACACTTCTTATCATCAGTTCTTACCAAGGCAAAGATATTATAATCAGCTGGATAATTAACCGCTATGTAACTTGAAGTTTTACCCCCACTAAGACTATTCACTGTTTTCATACACCAAAGCTAAGAACTATAAATTTAATTACCAAACTATTTAAGAATAATTAACTATGGCACAATGATTGATAAGCCGCTTCTCCTTTTTCCTGATATTATGTTAAATAGACCCCTACTTTGTTCCATCAAACTACCAACAAAATGTTAGGACTTAGTGGGTACAGACAATCTAGCAATAACAAGCCTTTAAAGAAATTTACTTATATAGTATATTCCTAACATAACAAATGATACTTGCCAATCAGCATTCAGCTAATCGGCCTGTATATAAAATAGTACCCACCCTAGTACTAGTACCCCTCCCCTCTTTTAATACCAGGTGTCTAAGCTGAAAACCTTTATACATGCGGCCCAGAGAATTTTATAAGTCAAGTTTATTACACAGAAAACTGGACATTATATCTTATCACATATAAAGCGGCCAGAATTAATCATTCTATATCCCTAAGCATATAATTACATCCCTATTACCCATTATTAGCAGTTATTACCCCCTATCCCTTATCGTAATGTAAAATAGTATTTCCAATAAGTTGTTGTTTTGTAAAAAGTATATTCGTATCTACAGAGGTTGAAAAAACATATTCGTATACACAGAGGTCTTATACACGTATACCCTACCCCTCCACTTCTCAAAAGGAAAAGCGCAAATCAAACATCCACCTTTGCAGCTCGTTAACTATCTTTACTTGTTGCTCGTTTCATTCGTGACCTTTGCCCCTTGTCTCTTCATTTATATATTGGATTGAATTACTTTGCTATCTTATTTTTCGTTATTGCAACACTGTTGCGTTTATATTTTATATAGAGTTATTCTATAATTTTCAAACATCATAAATAAATTCTATATCCACACAACAAACAAACATTGATAAAAAGAAATAATACTCTTATTTAGAATGATTATAAATTACACTAATTAGTAAAAATAAATAGTTAATTATAGTTATAATTAAATTAAACTTTGTATATTTGTATTGTAATCAAACGAGATACAAAAACAAAAAAATAATGAAATAAAATTTAACACTTTTTAACAAATAAAATTTTGTAGTGTTAAAACTTAGTTGTAATTTTACTTCATAAACAAAAACAAAAAAGTAATAAATTAAATTAAACAGTTATGAAAAAAGTAAATTTTAAAAATGTAGTTATCGGAAGTAATAACGTATTGAAAGAAGAATGTTTTAAATTAGGTTATGCGATTAAATTATTGTTATCCAATGAGAAAATAATTTTAAGTACTCAAAAATCTAAAGAAGAATTTAGCGAAGAAGATTATAAACGTTTACTAGACATCTTCAAAGTAATTGACCATGCAAACAAAAACAGTGACCTTTACAAGTTGATTAGTGAATTAGATGGAATTAAAACTAAATCGGGTAAATTTGTACCTTTCTTTCTTCTCCGCACTGTAAACAAAAACATTGATACACTACTAAATTCAATCAAGTAATTAAATTATAACCTCCTTTGTTATTGACTTAATTAAGGAGGGCAAAGGGTACGTTAAACGAATGTACTAGTATTCAAATAAACGTTTGTCTTGTCACTGTCGTACAAACAATTCAAGCGGGTGCAGTCTCATAAATTTAGTTCGTAACTAATTGAGATAAGGTTAAATTGTAAATCCTTTTAAATGCAATTCATTGACATATTGATAAGACTATAAACATTAACGGGGTAAGTCATACCTAGGGCAGTGGATGAAGTATAAGGACTATCCAAAGCTGCGGCACATACTACACTACTCAGGTGGGTTGTGTCAACACGAACTAATAAAGGGTAAAGATTAGTTACGGATTAACAGAGGGATAGCGGTTTAACGTGGCTATCAATTATAAGACTGTGTGTTATTGAGTTAGCACACAGCCGCAAATAGATCTTTTTTAGCATGGTTCACTATCATGCGTATTGTAGGTAAGCGTTTTATATATTTTAAATTTCAACACATGAAAAATCTAATTAGGGTTATTGTAATTTATGCACTCATTGTAATGTTATGGGCTGCTGTTAGTTTAGCGTTAGGAAAGAATGGAGGTAACATACCATTAATAATGCTTAGTATATCATCAATATTATTTGCATCGTCAACGTATTTATTAAAAATAACAAAGTAAAATGAATAAACAACAATTGTTTTCTCTAGGTGTAGTAGGTTTACTATGCTTAGCAATTATCCTAACTTATAACAGTTGGGAATTATGGGAGGGTAATCTAGTAATATGGTTACTAATTCTATTTAGTGAAATCCTAGTATTAGCATTCTATTTTGCTGATTGGATAATAAATGAGATGAATAATGGAAAGTAAACAAGTATACAAAGTTAAGGTAGGCAATCGGATATTTTCCGTTTATTGTCATTCAAAATACCATGCAATAGATAAGGTTTATACCGCATTCAATAGCGTGGAAAGTAACAGGAATAAATATAAAGTAATAAAGTAAAGTAACATGAACACAATTGAACTTTTCGAGATGTATGTTAAAGATATGAATTTATTAATTGACAATTTAGTTAATAATCATATTGATATAAATGAGTTTTACGCTCATGTAATTTCACTAAATGAATTTACAAATAATGAATTAAACAAGTAATAAAATAAAGTCATGGAAAAAGAACTAATGGAAAAGATAATAGAACATATCAATAGAGATATTAAAGAGGCTGAAGAAAGACTAAGTAAATCTATTGAAGGCACACGAGAAGAAGGCTTTTGTAAAGGCACATTGAATGCCTTATCTGTATTGAGATTTGATATTAAAATGATGGAACATAATTTATATAAAAAAAAGTAAGATGATAACAAGAGACAATTTAAGTAGCGTATTAGATATGCTAACAGAAGAACAGATTAATAATGCAATGGATGCAAATTGCGACCATATATGCATGTGGCTAGGTTCATACGGTCATGTGTATTTAGATCCAATACATTCAAATTGTATTGAAGTAGGAATGAAATGTGCCGAAGAGACTGGAGGAGTATTCTGCGATAAAGACGAGTTCCTTAGACTATTCAGTGAATCAGAATCAATCAACCCCTTTTTAATAGAATTAATTTAATAATAAATAAAACAAAGTAAGATGAAAACAGTATTTAGTAACGCACAAGATTGTGTACATGCATTCGCACAAAGAGAAACTCCTCAAGGTAAGGCAAGTAGTATATTCTTTCATGGAGATAAGATATACTCCTATGGCTATCATTATTTGTTAGCTGAGTTTATTGATGATAATACTATCGTTATCAATGACAGAGGATACAGTAGTTCAACCAGTAAACATATATCTTATGTTAGGTCAGGTACAAAACAATACAAACAGTTCTTTACTACTACATGCGACATAAATCTAGTTCATAGTCAAGTACTAAGCCTCGAAGATAAGTTTGCCAATGCAAGGAAGCCCGAAAATTATATCAATGGTATTCTATCTTTGTGGGATTCGCTTAATGAGTATATCAATTACACTAAGAACAAGAATATTATTAAGGACTACAAGTACAAAGAGATTAAGAAAATAGTTAAGGCAATACAGGATCAACCACAAGAGTACAAAGATAAACTAGCAGCAGCAAAGAAGAAAGCTGAACTAGCAAAGAAACGTAAGGAAGCTAAACAAATCAAGGAAACGTTAACTAAGTTCTATAACTACGAAGTTAACTCATTCAGAATAGGCGACACAGACTATCTTAGACTATCTAGGGATGGTGAATGTGTAGAGACATCACAATACGTCAAAGTATCAGTAGACGAAGCGAGAACACTATACAAAGCAATATGTAATGGTATAGATATTCGTGGTCATAGAATCAGTAACTATACAGTTAACTCCATCAATGGTACACTAAAGATAGGTTGTCATAATATCAACATGGAATCAGTACACAAAGTAGGTAAATTAATAAACAAATAAAACAAAGTAATATGAAAAAGTTAGTAGTAGTCATGGTGTCAATCGTAGTGTTGGCGTCATGCAAAACAAGTAAGACATGCGAAGCGTATGGTAGAGGTAAGGTAAAATCAACAACTAAACACATAACAAGAAGATGAGAACAGTAGAATTAAAGCTATACAAGTTCGATGAACTTAGTAAAGAGGTACAAGATAAAGTACTAAGTAAAAATAGAGACATCAACGTACATGATGACTGGCACGAGTTTATAATTGAGGACTGGATTAATGAAACGATACCTAGTAAGGGATTCGATGCGACAAGAATATACTATTCAGGCTTCTGGAGTCAAGGAGATGGAGCGATGTTTGAATACGATGGTATTAAAGATGATCTGTTAAATAAGTTCTTAGATACAATGTTAATAGGTACAGAACCTCTATCTCCTATGCGTAAACAATGGATATTAAATAATGTATCTGTTAGTGCTAGTGGTAAACATAGAGGTCATTACTACCATGAGAAATGTTGTAGTCATTCAATCTATTGGGAGGTAGATAATGGTGACTTACATTGGTCCACGACCTTTCATCAATGGCTCATGTCATTTGCAGATGACTTTGAAGCATTCATCATAGAAGAATACGAATATATATGCAGCGAATTATATAGAACATTAGAAAAAGAATATGACTATTTCACATCAGATGAACAGATAGCAGAAGCATTGAGAGACAATGACTACGACTTTACAGAAGATGGAGATATGTATTAATAAATAAAACAAAGTAATATGAAACGATCAGAAAAAATTGAGAAATTCTTTAGAGAAGAAATTAAAATGAATCACATTGACATAATGTATCATGTTGATGCAGAAGAAGTTAACTCATTCGATGATGTCTATGAGGCAATAGACAATGACAGAGGCTTCGAGGTAGAGATAATATACTACACTAATGCAATGGAGTATCTAATGGAACGAGACCCATCACTACGAGAATCATTAGAGATAGCAGAGGAGTACGGTTACACCCCAAGTAATATTACAAGTGAGGTGTTAGCTTCTTTACTAGCATCCAGGGAATGTAGAGAAGAGTTCATGTCATACGAAGATGAGATAACAGAGTTCTTTAATAGCTTAGATGAAGAAGATGAAGAGTAATATAATAATCATGGTAGCACCCACAGTAATATGTATTGTGGGTTACATCTTATCTAACGTATTAGTTTAGGTAAGCATATTTAAAATGTTCAATATCAACAAAATAAAATTATGAAAAAGTTTGCTAGAAAATGTGATGTCACAGGTCGTGGCATGAATGAGGGTTATGTATTCGGATGCGGTGAAATGTATGCATCAGATAAAGAATCAGCGATTAAGTTAGCTGATAAATATGGTTACGATAGTCTAGGTGATGCATACGATGATGACGTATGTTACTATACTGAATGGGAGGAATGTGACATTGACGATTGCTATTACGATGAAGAAGGAAACGAATATGAAGTAGAACAAATTGAAAATTAAATTATGGAAATTAAAATAAATGTAATTGAGTTAGCTTCTGAGTTAGCTCATTCAAGAACTTTGTACGAATCAGGAGATATTTGTAACAATGAAGATGATATGTTTGACGATCCAGTAGATGGAGTACAGACATACAAAGAAGAGATACAAGATAGATTTAATGATTGGTACGACTATTACTTAACAGAAATTAAAAAATATAGATTATGAATGATAAATTATTTGATGCTATTATTAGCTTCATAGAGCAAGGAAAACAACACAAGGTAGATAATCTATTAAAGAACTTATCAAAGTACCGTAGAACGGAAGTAATTGACCTATTAGAGGCAATGAAACTATTAGAATTAGAATATTAAATTAAATAACATGAAAGATTTATTTGAAACACCCGAATTAATACCATCAGATGTACAAGCAATACTTGAGACATTTGATGAAGATAAACCTAACACGTACCTAGAATTAGATAGGTTAGTAAATGAGTTAGAGAATATAGGATATACATTCGACTATTACCTAGATGCTGATCCGTATGGGTTACGACCTAACAACGTAAAGCTAGAAGAGTTAGAAGGATGGGAACATATAAACAATTAAATTAAATAACATGAGAGAGAAACTAATTGGAATTATTGAAAGCTATACTTCAGATGAATTAACTACCAATGATTGGATAGAAATAGCAATAGAATCAGATGAAGAACTACTAGACAGAGTAGCTAACATCTTAGAATATTACGTTAACGAATACCACGCATCATGAATGAAATAGATTGGGAGAAAGTAGATATACATCTACAAGCAGATAAGACAGGCTTCATCGAAGAAGAAACAGAGGATTCAATGATAACCCTAGACTTCACCTGGTATGTTGAGTCATGTATTGATGAATGGTTTAAGATTACTGTTAGCTTCGATGCTATATACACCTACGATAAAGATACTGGTAACTTTTATAGCTGTCCATCCACACATGTACAAGAGATTCTATCAGAAAGAATAGAGATGGATGTCAATGAAAGTTCTGGGTATCTAGGATTAGATAATTACCACGAAGATAAATACTTAGATTTTGATTAATAAATAATAAATAATATGAATACATATCACTTTTGCTATGTGATAGGCGAAGAACTATGCACAGGCGTTAACATTAAATCAGCATCTTACTTAGGTGCTATGCAGAAGTTTACCAATGCTTACGGTAACAAAGACTTACTTTATGTAATGAAACTAAATACAATTAAATAATATGGTAGAAAAAGGCGTATGGTTTGTAATACTTGTATCTTGGATATTCAATCTATTCTACGTGGGTACAATATTCTTTATGATGTTTTACTCAGTAATAGATTCAATAACCTTAATGTTTAAATGATGAAAGAATTATCAATAAAAATTAGCATACTATTTTATTCAGTTATCAGCTTGATTTACTGTATATTATTCATCTTATTCATAGGGTCATTCATAGTAACAATGTATTATCAACTTATAAAACAATTAATATTTTAACTAAATTAGCATATATGATTTACGATATGAAAGTAATAGACCTACTCAAGCAAAACCTACCAAAGAAATACGTAGATGCAGTAATTAAAAACGTTAGAGATAAGGCAGAGCTTAATGAGGATGCTGAGTCTTTAGAGGTTGAGTTACTATCTCTATTCGATTGGGATGAATCACCAGAAGGCTTTGAGTTCTGGAGTGAGGTCCTTAACTCCGTACTAATGGGTGATCCCTTACCAGACTTTAAGAGTATAAGATACAATAGTAAGAAAGCTTTCTACATAGACTACTTACCAGGAACTACCATATTCACCGATGGACACATAAGAATATTCAATGTATCAGGTGTAGGTATAGATATTAAATTAGAGTACAGTAGTATTATGGCTAGAGATTCTTTCCCCGAAGTAGCTGAAAAATATTATTCAGCAGTTAATTAAAAAAATTTATTAAAAAAACTTAAAATGAAAAAACTATTTATTATCGGAATGGTTGGACTAGTTATGTCCAGCTGTATGAAAAAACAATGTAATTGTGGTACGATTACAGACGATCAAATAACAATTGACAACAACGGAAACTCTTGTTATTCCTTAACTGTTAGAAATTCTTGCTCAGGCAATACTAAGACCTGGTGCTTTGATTACTCAGTATGGCTTGAAGGAAATGTAGGAGAGAATTTTTGTGTTACTAATGTAGAAAGTTGGTAATTAATAAAAATAATTTTGTTTTGTAAAATATTTTTATATATCTTTGCTGAGTCAATTCCTCAACAGTTGATCATCATTAAGTTGTTTATATTACAATTAATATAGATAGACCCTAGTCAAGTTGAGGAAGTGGCTAGGGTTTTTTATTCCCTTTAAAAACAACGGGTGTCGTAACGAAACAACAGAACCGAATCAAGGTGCGTATTGTGTGATCAATACAAATTATCTTAAATGATGTAGAAGGGTTTTCTTAACTTGTCACCCGACATCAGCCTCAAGCGATACTGGAACTCAACGGAAGTAAGTGGTGATGAATAAGTTATCTTTCCAATAATGAGGGGGAGGGGGAGATAACTTGTTTGTTATCACCTTAGCTCCTCAAGAATCTAACAAAAGTAAGTGGTTGAAATCAATAATATAAATAAAAAAAAAGAATATGGAAAAAGAAAAAAGAGTTTTAAAATGTGTTAACAATCAAGGATTGGAAACAAGATTAACATTAGGTAGATATTACTCAGTAGAATTTACTTATCTTGATACTCAAGGGAATATAGTTACCTATTATATCCTTGATGATTTAGGAGCGTTTAGTTATTATTCTCCTGAATATTTCGTAGCATCTACACCTCGTTCAATATCAACAAAAGATCCTATCGTAGAACAAGTGAAAGAAATGTTTGATAAACGTAGCGAAGTAGGTATTAAAAAATATGGTACTACCCTTCATGATAATAATACTGATGACTTCTTTAATCACCTCCAGGAAGAATTAATGGATGGAATATTATATTTAACCAAAATAAGGAAGCAATTAAAAAAAGAAAAACATTAAAAAATGGGATCAAGACAATTTGATTTAGTAGGATTAAGATACAACATGCTAATAGTTGTTGAACAATTACCAAGTAGAGTTTATGGTGATAAAAGTAATTATCATAAAAAAAGAATGTGGTTATGCAAATGTGATTGTGGAAATATGACAGAAGCAAATACAGGATCTTTAACTACTAATCAAAAAAAATCTTGTGGGTGTTTGACTTCTACTAAATCAGCTCAAAACAGCATAAAGTCAAGACATAAAGTTGCAAAAGAAGATGCAGGATATAGAAGTATTTATGCTAGATATAGAGCTAATGCAAAATTAAGAAAAATAAGTTTTAATATTGACTTTGACAGCGCAATAAGTATAATGAAATCAAATTGTAATTATTGTGGAATAGAGCCATCTAATTTATTTTGGAAGTCTTATTATAATGTTAATTACAATGGAATAGATAGAGTTGATAATCTTATTGGATATGAAAAACATAATTTAGTTTCATGTTGTAAAACATGCAATATTGCTAAAAACAATAATTCAGAAAAAGATTTTTTAGAATGGGTAAAAAGAGTAAATAAATTTCAAAAATTAAAAAATAAATAATATGAGACAATTAGTTTATAACGCAGTGAAATGCTTAGAATGTAATGAGACAATAATCTCCAGGACTAGACATGACTATGTGCTATGTGGATGTCCTAACTTAGCTATGGTAGATGGTGGACTAGATTATATGAGGTATGGTGCTAAGGATATGAATAAGATTGAACCAATAGCTGTATATGCTGATGATGACTTTGAAGTAGTAAGAAAGGTAGCAGCTCGTGGTAGTAGAGGACCTAATAAAGATCAACCTTTATCGTGGATCGCGATATGCGATATGGATGATGATTACCTTGAAGCAGTAGTTGATTATGGTGGAGCTGATTGGCATATAGATTTGATTAAGAAAGAAATAGAATATAGAAAAAATAAGAATGAATAACGGTTACAGATAAGAACAGTTGCGAATTTAATAAACAAAATTATGATAACAGAAGAGGATTATAAAAAAGCACAAACCACAATAGATGAATACAACAAGCAATTGTGTTTATCTGGTGTTAGCGATATGTTGTTGCAAAAAGAAGCAATAGATTTCGTTATGTGGTGTAAAAACAATGGTGAATTTATATATCAGTACGAATGCAATAGACATTACAACGAAATCTTATACGCAAAGTTTAAGAGCAATTATCGCTAACAGTCGTACAGGCGATGGCTTTAGTCTCGCTTGTACTTTGTTATATGAATGAAGAATTTGGAAAAATTCATGCAAATTATAGTTTAATTGTCAGGTTAATACTGACATTTAAGATATAAAAAATAAAAATAATGTTAATAACCTTGTAAATTATATTAATAACTCGTAAATTTGAAACGTCAATGCCACTAAAAACAAAAAATAAATTCATTGGAATTAAGGACTTGTTAGATAATCGCAGTATGCGACTGTCAAACCTTCAAGATGAATTAATCAAGTACGGAGTTCCTGGTAATTGGTACTGTTATCACAATGTATATAATCTAATCAATGGAGCTATGCCTAAAGATGCTTATGTAATTATGTTCCTAGCTGACTTCTTTGAAGAAGATATGGATTCAATAATCTACAGATATTCAGCTCGTAAAGTATATTCCACAGTAGTGTCAAGGACACCGATAGAAAAGAAAAAAATAGTAGAAGATTTATTTTAAAAAAAAACAAATGAAAGAACTTGAAAGACAACATTTAGAAATGCTACAACTACTTGAAAGCATAGAGGTAATGCTGCAAAATGGTAACTCAATACAGTTAACTTTTAAATCAGAATAGAATGAAACAGAAATTTTTATTTATTAAAATGATTTGGATGGTCATTAGAAACAAAGAAAATGGATGGATGTTTTTTAGAATGACAGAACAACAACAAAAGGACTTTTTAAATGATGTTCAAGATGTAGACATTACATTTAGATATGTTGGAATGGATAAAAAAGTTGTTGAAAAAATAGTAAACAGATTGGAAACCTTTGAATCAGAATAAATGAAAGCAAGTGAATTGAGAATAGGTAATAAATTTTATTTACCAAATGGAGAAATTGGCACTATTTCTTATCATGAAATAAGATTGTTGATAGTAGCAATGGAAAAACCAAACTATAATCCAATT